CTACGAGTTCACGATGGGCCGGACGTCCCATGTAATGGGAATCCCGGGCCGGTAGACGACCTCGTTGCTGTGCGTAATGCTAGCCTTCAGGTGTTCCCCCAGCGGTTTGTCGTACTTCTCGATTTGTTTGATGGCGCGGTTGACGGCATTACGGAAGGCATCGCGGACGTTCTTGCGCTTGTCCCCTGCTTTGCGTAGCTTTCCACCTTTGCCGGTACCGCCGGTAATCTCGTCGGCAATTTGAGCCATCTCGTCATCGATTTCCTGCACGCGCTGGTGATCACCATCCTCCTCCGCTTCTGCCTTTTCTGTGGCCAGCAGCTGGAAGCGGGCTTGGTATTGGGTTAAAGCCTTCCTGTCCACCACCACTCCAGCGTCGCCCAGCGGTGCTCCAGTCGTCACCTGAAAGCCTTCCTCGATTTCGTCGTGCTCCAGCCCGGAATTTGCCTCTCCACCAAAACCCAATGCGTGGCCGCAAACAATCTCGTAGACCGACGTCTCCCGATCCGGAAACGCCAACAGGAGGTTGATGTATTCCGCGCCCTTGTCGACGTTGAGCAGATGGATGGTGTTGCGGCCCTGGAATCGCGTCTCCCAGACCGCGCCGCGCTTGCGGAAGAAGTTCTCCGGTAGCTTCTCCACCGAAACGACGGACGACATCGAGATCGTCGATCCAGACTCGTAGGCCGTCCGGAGCAGGCAGTCGCCGGGCAGAGTGCGCTCACGAATCCCCTTGCTGTGTCGACTGAGCAGCTCGTCCAGCGCCCCCATCACCTCGTTGGCATGCCGCTTGTAGAGATCGAACACCCGCTGCGCCGCCTGTCCGGTGTCACCGCCCAGGAACTTGAACACGCGTCCCACGTCGGGGTAGCTGGTGATGAACTGCGTCACGTCGGACAGATTCTTAACCTGGTTGGCGCGCTCCAGATAGGCCGCCGCCATGATCTTCTCCACGTTCTTTTTCTTGTCCTCCGCATCACGGCTCTGAGTGAATACGTCGAATTTGTACTGCTCCACCGGATCGTACTGGTCGGCCTTCGCTGCGAGAACCGCGAAGCGACGGTCGATGCATTGCGAGCAACCACCGCAATGGGTGTGCTGGTTCGTCATCTCCCAAGTGTGCGTGCATGTCATCGAATGCTTGATCAGGTCTTGGCAGCCCGCATCCGTGATGACCTTGACGACGTCGGCCTTGGTTTTCCAGATATACGGGTTCTCGACCGTGAAGGGCTCGCCCGCTACCAGCGAGATGATGTCCTGAAAGCCCTTCATCACCCTGGGGTGGGTTGTGCGCGTGGCGCGGCCGCCGACCACTTGGGCGCACACCGGCAAGTTCAAGCTGATTACGCCATTTTCATAGAAGCGCACGCTGCTCAAGCCCAGCATCCTGGCAATCGTCGCGCCGATGGAGACGTACAGGAATGACCGGCTGCGCTGGGTATATTCGTGGTTCAGCTCCTTGATCTTGTGAACCCGGACGCTAATGCGAGGCGGCGCGTTGCCATCGGCCTTCTCGGCCAGCAGTTGCTCGAGGGTTTGGTAGCGCTTGTTGAGCTTGGAGGTGGCCTTGTGCGTCACCAAGAGCACGCGCCGCTTCTGGTTCACCACCTCGTCGATAGCACCGGCCAGCGAGTCCAGTCCGCCGGAGAACATCACCACCTGCTCAGGCTTGCGGTACATCTGCTGGGTGTCGTCGAACCCAAGGTACTCCTGGAATGGGTGATCCTGGTCGAGCTTAACGAAGTCGAACCGGTACTGGTCATCTGACAGGAATCCGAGCGTCGAGCACAGCGCCTCCTGAACCTGCGGGCTGTTCCAGAAGTCGGGGTTACGCACGGGCACGACGAAGTGCAGATCTCGCCGCCAGCCGTCACCGAAGGAATCGACATCATCCGCACCGCGCCTGATGATCTGGTCGGCGCTATAGACGTAGGTGGCGACCTCCAACAGATCGTTGAACAGCGAAGGTACCGGTTGGAACATCTTCCTGTGTACGTCCTCGATGCGCAGTGTGATGTTGCCTTTCCCTTCCTTACCCGAAAGCCGCAGCCGCAGATCACGTACCGGGTCTTCGCTGATACCTTTGGCGGACGCGTTGCCGCAAAGGATGTATCGCTTATCTTGCATCGCTGCGCGCTCCCGCCTTCAACTCGTCCTTCATTTTTTTCAGCGCGTAACCCGCGAACTTGTCTGATGTCTTTCTGGAGATATCGCCGCCCTCCTGAAATCGGTTCTTGGAAAACCACTCGTTCGAAAATTTCTCGACAATGACCGATGCCTCCCGGGTGTGGGTTTCCAACGCCGCATTGAACTGGGCCGACTGATTCATCGTCGCAAACCGCATCCCGTCGCCAATCTGCGTATTGACAACCTTGCTCAGGAAATACTGCAGCCCCTCGTTGGCCAGCCGTGCAAAAAAGCGCCGCGAAAACTCGCCGAATTCCTTCGGCTTTCCCAAATCCGCGAGAGCGGCCCGCATCGTGTCCGGGTCGGAAGAAAACAGTGAATGGAGTTTGGGCGACAGAACATCATTGACGGCTCCGACGATGGCCCGGTTAGCGAGGCTCCCAAGGTCAGATCGTTGGCCGTTGCTGTCAACGCGGCGATCCAGCGCCTCCGTAATCGCCGTGGTCACATCGATGAGCGAAGGGTATCCGGGGAGATGGATACCTGCCACTGCGAGGTGCTGTTGGATGTCGGGCTTCTTGGCGGCAATCGCCATCTGCGTCATCAGCCAGACAGCCTCGGTGTAGCCCACATCCTTCATGACGAAGGAAAAGGCCTTTTCCGCCGCAGTGATGGTGGCATTGGCGATCTGAGAAACGTCGGCACCGGCAGCGATTAGCCCGACGACCTCCTTCCACGCCCTCGTTCTTGGCAGTACCCCAAGCCGAACATGCCCCATCCAGGACCCCCTTGTTGATATCAGAGCATCGCTGTCACTCGTTGCGCTTCACGATGACGATGCTCCGTGCCTTTTTTTCTTCTTTCCTCAAATACCCCTTGCGTACCAACTGCGCGATCTGTTCGTGGGCGCTGGCGTGGCTGATTCCTAGCGCCTCGGCCAGTTCCTTGACGGTGGGCGGCAGGCCCGTGCTATCGAGGATTTGGCAGATCGCTCTCAGCGTTCTTGCCTGCGGCTCCGTAATGCCTTCGGTCTTTTGCTTGCTCATGGCATTGCTCCTCGCCAATTGCGTAAATATATGACCTGATGAACATCAGGTCAATGGAGGCGACCCCGGTCAGAAATTCGCTCTCGACCGACTACGGACGAGACGTGCGCCGCCAGTCCCATGGCGCAACCGGCTCGACGTCGTGCCAAAGACCGGTGTGACTGGCCCGTGCCTCTTGTTCGGCAAAGCCCAAGGCGACCAGAAATGCCATCAAGAATTTGTTCGCAATCTCGCTCACCCCTGCTGATGCGCTCCCAAACGGGATACTCCGACCGCCTTGCGCGCATATTCTTCGTGACGGTCTGATTACTTTACTGGATGCCGAAATGACCGTCGAACAAACTCTCCCTGAATTGATGTCTCCACGACAGCGGGCGCGTGAGGCCGCTGAAATCATCGCAGCCGCCATTGCCCGCCTGCATTCCACCCGGCCTGGCGACAGCGATATTCCACTTGGCTTCTCGCCACCCGAGCGCGTTCATACAAACCCCTCTACAGAAGGAGTTTGCAAATGAATATACCGATAACCGGCCCGTCCCTGGCGGCGCAAATTGCCAATCTGCCCAGGCTGGCCATGAACGATCTGTGGGCGCTTTGGGACAAGTATTTCCCGCGCCGCCCACCACACAACAACCGCGCCTACGTCGAAGGTCGCGTCGCCTACAAGATTCAGGAGGAAGCGCTGAGCACCAAGCTGACCGTGCAGACCCAGATGGCGCGAATCGGCGAAGCCCAATCCAACATCAAAACGCAGCGCGGCGTCGAGGTCCAGGTCGTGCCTGGCACGGTGCTGGTACGCGAGTTCGACAGTCGCGAGCACCGCGTGACGGCGCAGGCCGATGGCACCTTTGAGTACGAGGGCCGCCGTTACAAGAGTCTGTCCGCCGTAGCCCGCCACATCACCGGCACCCAATGGTCTGGGCCGCTGTTCTTCGGAATCATCAAGGGCAAATCGAAGCGAGGTGCGAAATGAACGCCGTCGTGACCAAAAAGCGCTGCGCCGTCTACACACGCGTTTCCACGGACGAGCGTCTCGACCAGTCCTTCAACTCCCTCGATGCCCAGCGCGAGGCGGGCCAAGCCTACATCGTGAGCCAGCGCGCTGAGGGCTGGATGCCGGTGGGCGACGACTACGACGACGGCGGCTACTCCGGCGGCAACATGGAGCGCCCGGCCTTGAAGCGCCTGATGGCCGACATCGCCGCCGACCAGATCGACATCGTGGTGGTCTACAAGATCGACCGCCTGACGCGCAGCCTGACCGACTTCGCCAAGCTGGTGGAAGTGTTCGAACGGCACAAGGTGTCGTTCGTGTCGGTGACGCAGCAGTTCAACACCACCACCTCGATGGGGCGGCTGATGCTCAACATCCTGCTGTCCTTCGCCCAGTTCGAGCGCGAGGTCACGGGCGAGCGCATCCGCGACAAGATCGCGGCCAGCAAGCGCAAAGGCATGTGGATGGGCGGCTACACGCCTCTGGGCTACGAGGTCAAAGACCGCAAGCTCATCATCGAGGAAAAGGACGCCGAGATCATCAGGCGCATTTTTACGCGATTCACCGAGGTGCGCTCTATCACCGACATCGTCCGAGAAATCTCCCTCGAAGGCATCACCACCAAGCCCAACCGTTTGAAGAACGGCGGCGTGCGTAACGGTACGCCGATGGACAAGAAGTACATCTCCAAGCTGCTGCGCAATCCGATCTACGTCGGTGAGATCTGCCACAAAGGCGCGGTTTTCGCGGGCCAGCACGAGCCGATCATCAGCAGGCAACTGTGGGATCGGGTGCAGGCCATCCTGGCCGAGGATGCGCACGAGCGGATGGGCAAGACCCAGACTCGCCACAAAACCGATGCATTGCTGCGCGGGTTGATGTACGGGCCTGACGGCGGCAAGTACCACATCACCTACAGCAAGAAACCCTCGGGCAAGAAATACCGCTACTACATCCCCAAGGCGGACAAGCGGTACGGCTACCGCAGCAGCGCTACCGGGATGATTCCGGCCGACCAGATCGAGGAAGTGGTGGTGAACCTGCTGGTGGGCGCGCTCCAGTCACCGGAGAGCATCCAAGGGGTCTGGAATGCCGTCTGCGACAAATACCCGGAGATCGACGAACCGACCACCGTTTTGGCCATGCGCCGCCTCGGCGACGTCTGGCGGCAGCTGTTCCCTGCCGAGCAGGTGCGCCTGGTCAATCTGCTGATCGAGCGTGTCCAGTTGCTCTCCGACGGCGTTGACATCGTCTGGCGCGAATCCGGATGGCGCGAGCTGGCAGGGGAACTGAGTCCGGACACCATCGGCGGCGAGCTGTTGGAAATCGAGGTGGCGTCGTGAATCGGTCATCCAAAAAGCTGATTGGTGACGGGTTGCCCCACGAGCGCCGCCATCCACTGGACAGCGGCGGCGTGCGGATCACCACTTTTGTGCCTTTCCACTTCAAGAAGCGGGGCATCAAGAAGGTGATCGTCGCCCCGGACGGAGTCAGCCAGCCGGTTGCCGTCACCGCGTCGCCCGTACTCACCCCCGAGCAGGATCAGCCCCTGCTCAAGGCGATGGGGCGCGGCATCTACTGGCAGCAACTACTCGATACCGAGGCGGTGGCCTCAACGATGGAAATCGCCGAGCGCGAAGGCGTCCACCGCTCCACGATCAACGAACTGCTGCGGCTGGCGCTTCTCGCCCCGGACATCATCCAGGCCGCCTACGAAGGAACACTCCCACGAGCAGTGTCGCTGGAAGCCATCCTGCGGGCCAAGGTGCCCTTCGACTGGGATGAGCAACGCCGGTTGATCGCGTCACTCGGTTAGCGGAGGGACGAGAAAAAAAGTTTTCCGCTACGCCAAATGTAGCTGTTGCTACGCCGGATGTAGCGCCTTCCCCGATGAAGGCGTGAAACGGCATCAACGGCCAGTACAGGACTGGCCACCGCTCACGCCCCAATCCCTGAACGGGAAAGGAGCATGGCAATGGCCTATTCAATGGCAATGTCCCCTGGCTTCGGTGGCAAACCGGGCCTCAATTCCGGCGTCGGGTTCAACTCGATGCCTACCCCTCAATCCTCTGCGCTGTCCGAGCGCCGCTTCCTAAGCGAAGTCGAGCTGGCCAGCCGCTGGGGCATGTCCCCCAAGACGCTCACGCGCTGGCGCGGTCTTGGCCGGGGCCCGGTCTTCAATAAGTTCTCGAAGAAGGTGGCCTATCCCTTGGACGGCGAGAACGGCGTGCTCGATTACGAGAAACGCCACCTCTACGTCTCGACCTCCGAACGTGTACCGGGTTGAGGAGATGGCCATGAAAGAACTTACCCACTATCCAGCAGACCTCGCCAGCATGACGGTCGCCCAACTGGTGTCCTTGCCGATTCGTGACTTCATGGAGTCCGAGGACCACGTCGACGAGGCCATCGCCTACCTCAAACAAGTGCGTACCAAGCTGGATGCTGCCAAGGCGCAGCGCTTCGGCGAGCAGGCCCGCGTCGCACTGCGGGAAGCCGGCCGCGATTTCGGTACCGCTCACATCAGCGACGGCCCGTTACACGTCAAGTTCGAGTTGCCCAAAAAGGTCAACTGGAACCAGACGATCCTGAAGGAGATTGCCGAGCGCATCGTGGCATCGGGCGACAAGGTCGAGGACTACATCGACATCAAGTTGTCGGTGTCCGAAACCCGTTACACGAGCTGGCCCACGACACTGCAGCAGCAATTCGCCGCCGCACGCACGGTGGATGAAGGCAAGCCGACCATCACTCTGACCATCGATGGGGAGGCGGCATGAAAAAGCTCCCAATCGTGTCCGCCGTCGAGCGCATGGCCGAGCGCAAGGGCGTGAAGCTGCTGATGCTCGGCAAATCCGGCATCGGCAAAACCACCCGAATCAAAGATCTCGACCCGGCCACCACGCTGTTCATCGATGTCGAGGCAGGCGATCTGGCCATTGCCGACCATCCGGTTGACACCATTCGCCCAGCATCGTGGCCGGAGAGCCGCGATTTCTTCGTGTTCCTCGCGGGCCCGGACAAGTCGCTGCCACCGGAGAGTGCGTTCTCGCAGGCTCACTACGACCATGTCGTCGAGAAGTTCGGTGACCCGGCACAGCTCGAGCGTTACCAGACCTTTTTCCTCGACTCGATCACGCAGCTCTCGCGCCAGTGTTTCTCATGGTGCAAGACGCAGCCGGGTGCCACCAGCGACCGCTCTGGCAAACCCGATCTGCGCGCTGCCTACGGCTTGCTCGGGCAGGAGATGGTCGGTGCGCTGACCCACTTGCAGCATGCACGGGGCAAGAACGTGGTGTTCGTGGCCATCCTCGAAAACCGAGTTGATGACTATGGGCGCAGCATCTTTACACCCCAGATCGAGGGCAGCAAGACCAGTCTCGAAATCGTCGGAATTGTGGACGAGGTCGTGACGCTGGCCGAGATCAAGGCCGAGGACGACACGTCCTACCGCGCCTTCGTCACGCACACCGTCAATCCCTACGGCTTCCCAGCCAAAGACCGCAGCGGTCGCCTCGACCTGCTGGAGCCGCCGCATCTCGGCGCGCTGATCGCCAAGTGCGCATCGGCCACGTCCGCCACCCCCAACACCACCGAATCCAAGGAGTAATAACCATGTCGTCCAATTTTTTTGATTTTCAAGATGCTGATCCCCAACAGTCTGGCTTCGATCTGATCCCCAAAGGGGTCATCGCGCCGATGCGCATGACCTTCAAACCGGGCGGCCATGACGACGCGAGTCAGGGCTGGACGGGCGGCTACGCCACCGAGTCCTTCGATACCGGAGCGGTCTATCTCGCCGCCGAATTCGTCATCACCGGCGGCGAGTACGCCAAACGCAAGCTGTGGTCGAACATCGGGCTCTACTCCCGCAAGGGGCCGACCTGGGGCCAGATGGGGCGCAGCTTCATCCGTGCTGCGCTTAACAGCGCCCGCAATGTCCATCCGCAGGACAACAGCCCGCAGGCCACCGCCGCGCGCCGCATCCAGGGCTTCCACGAACTGGATGGCCTTGAGTTCCTGGCCCGCGTGGACATCGAGAAGGACAGCAATGGCCAAGACCGCAACGTGGTCAAGGTCGCGGTCGAACCCGACCACCCCGATTACGCCAAGTTGATGGGGGTGTCGCTCAAGACCAGCGATGATGGTAATTCCGGCGCTCCGGCGCAGGCGGCTCCTGCTTACGCGGCACCGGTCCAGCAACGCGCACCCGTGACGGGCAAACCGTCCTGGGCACAGTGAGGAGATGGCCATGAACACATCCGTCCTCACCGCCAGCCACTACGGCGTCGTGCATTTCGGTGATCTCGACTGCGAAGCTGTTGTGCTCACCAACGGCGAACGCGGCTACGTCCAGCGCCAACTAGCTCGAGCTCTGGGTCTGCGGGAAAAAAGCCCTGGTACGCAGATTGGCGCTTTGATCCGCGAATTTGCCGCTAAGTCATTGTCAGCGTTCGAGAAAAAAGGGTACGCAAAGGTACGCTTACCCTCGGGGCAGACCGGGACATTCTTTCCGGCGGGAATTGTGGGTGATGTGGCGCTCGGCGTCATCGATGCCGCATTGCTAGGACAGCTGCATCCCAAGCGCCAGCACCTCATTCCCAACTGCCGCAAGATTCTGTCGGCGCTGGCGGTCACCGGCGAAACCGCGCTGATCGACGAGGCGACCGGGTTCCAGTATCACCGCGCACCCGACGCGCTGCAAGAACTGATCTCCAAGCTGCTGCGCCAATCCTGCTCGTCATGGGAGCGGCGCTTCCATCCCGATTATTACCGAGCTTTGTACCGCCTCTTCAACTGGCGGTATCAGGGGCACGAGCAGAACCCGCCGCACGTCATCGGCCAAATCACGCTGCGCTGGGTGTACGGCCCGGTATTGCCAGAGGATCTGCTGGGCGAGATCCGCAACCGCAAGGGTATCTCGCAGAAGCACCACCAGTGGTTGTCCGACAAAGGCCTCGCGCATCTGGAATCGCAGATTCACGCGGTCACGGCCATCGCACGCAGTTCAATGAGCTACCCCGACTTCAAGCGCCGCTGCGAGGCCGCCTTCGCTGGCGCTGCCCTGCAATTGGGCCTGCTGCTCGATGAGTTCGAGGAGGAGGCGTGAAATGTTGGGTCTGCAAACGTCAAGCACGCGGCTACGGGCACTCGGACGGTCGATTCAAGACAGCCGACCCGCACCGCTACCCCATCGACTGGGTGTTCTGCTCGCGCCGCTGTCAGGACACCTTCCACCTGCTCTACGGCAACTGGCTGCGCGCCAAGGAAGGCCGAATCGATATCAAGGAGGTCGCCATGATCGATCCGTCTGATATCGAGCTTGCCGCGATGAAGCAGTGCCTCAAGGCCTTCGGCGAGGCGGCGGGCGAGATCGGCTTTGCCAAACCGCTGGGCGACTACTCCGAAGCTGAGGCGCTGCAGGTGATTGACGCCATCGTCACCTGCTGGTCGGACGCGATGGTCGCGCACCACGAGCAGAGCAAGTTCCCGCCCGTGCGGGGCTTACCGCCGATGCCCGATCCCTTGTCGCCAGACAGCGCCAATCCGTTCGCCGATCTGGAAGACGACCTGCCGTGGGATGAACCGAAGGGGGAAAAGCCATGATGGACTTCAACTCCTCATCGAGCATTTCAGGCCAAGTCACTGCCTTGATCAACGCAGGAATGCAGCAGGCCCGTGCAAGCCAGCCCGAGCGCCAGTACCTCGGTGCCTCGCGTCTGGGTGTGGCCTGCGAGCGCGCGCTGCAGTTCGAGTACGCCAAGGCACCCGTCGACCACGGGCGAGAGATCCCCGGGCAGATGCTGCGCATCTTCGAGCGTGGCCACGTCATGGAGGACTGCATGGTCGTGTGGCTGCGGGATGCAGGGTTCGACCTGCGCACCCGCAAGGCCGACGGCGAGCAGTTTGGTTTCTCGGTAGCAGACGACCGCCTCCAGGGCCACATCGACGGCGTAATCGTCGGTGGCCCTGAGGGCTTCGCCTATCCCGCGCTCTGGGAATGCAAATGCCTCGGCAACAAGTCGTGGAGCGACCTGGACAAGAAGGGACTGGCGACTTCCAAGCCCATCTACGCCGCGCAAGTAGCGATCTACCAAGCCTATCTCGAACTGCACGAGCACCCGGCAATCTTCACGGCGCTCCACGCCGACACGATGGAGATCTACACCGAGCTTGTGCCCTTTGATGCAGCCCTGGCGCAGCGCATGTCGGATCGAGCGGTGAAGGTCATCACAGCAACCGAGGCGGGAGAGCTCCTGCCACGTGCCTTCAATGACCAGACCCATTTCGAATGCCGGATGTGCGCGTGGCAAGACCGCTGCTGGAGGACAACACCATGAAGCATTCCTATTCACAACCACAGGCAGTGGAGCCGATGGTCGGCGCGCAGTACGCCGCACGCACCTTGGCTCTGCCGCTGCATTTCTTCACCAAGCCCAGCAGCCGCGCTTCGAAGCGTATCCCGCACTATCGGGTCGGCCAGATGGTTCGCTTTCGGATTTCGGAACTCTCCACATGGGCGGCAACGCAGGGAGTCACTCATGAGTGACTACCGTGTCCGAATCACGGTGCGCAATGCACGCTTGCTGCGCGCCATCGAGCAGGCAGGCCACAGGCCGGGGGCGCAGTTCGCCGCCGCCGTCGGGATCAGCTACTACGGATCGCTGCTGCCTTACCTCAACCTCACGCGCTCCCCCCTCAACCGGGAGGGGCTGCTGCGGGAGTGCGCGTGGGCCTTGTGTGACTACCTGCGCGCATCGCCATCCGACCTGTGGTCGGATGCCCAACTGCAGCCGCTGAAGCAGAACCATTCGAGCGTCGATCTGGACGCGGACAGCGTGCAGGCGCTGGTCTGCGGCACACGCACCGCCGATGACCCTTTGCGGCTGGCCAGCCGTGCACAGGCAGGCCGCATCCTTCAGGACGCCCTCAATTCGCTGACGCCTCGTGAGGCGAATGTGATCCGCGAGCGCTTCTTTGTCGGTTCGTCGCTGGATGAGATCGCCGAGCAGATGGAGGTTTCGCGCGAGCGCATCCGCCAGATCGAAGTCAAGGCGCTGCGCAAGTTACGTCATGAATCGCGCATCCCGCGTGATCTGGCCGGTATCGCCGACGTAATCGGAGGTGCCGCCGATGCTTGATTTCAACGACACCCCGCAATCTGTCGAACCCCCGAGCATCCTCAATGATAGCGAGCGCGAGGAACTTCGGGCCGGGCTGATCGCGCGCCTTTCATCGGTACTGGTCACGATGTTTCCGGCAGGCAAAAAGCGCCGGGGCAAGTTCCTGATCGGCGACGTGCTGGGCAGTCCCGGCGATAGTCTCGAGGTGGTGCTCGACGGCGAGAAGACAGGACTCTGGACGGATCGCGCGACGGGCGATGGCGGCGACATTTTATCGCTGATCGCCGGACATTTAGCGCTAAACATCCACACCGACTTCAATCGTGTACTCGATGCAGCTGCCGACCTGCTCGGTCGTGCTCGGGTGATGCCGGCGCACAAATCTGGCAAGAAGGAAGCCCCGGTCGACGAGCTCGGCCCAGCCACTTCGAAGTGGGACTACCTCGATCCGGCGGGCCATCTCATCGCCGTCGTCTACCGCTACGACCCGCCCGGGCAGAAGAAGCAGTTCCGGCCATGGGATGCCAAGCGTCGCAAGATGGCACCGCCCGATCCACGCCCGCTTTACAACCAGCCGGGGATGACAAATGCCGCGCAAGTGGTGCTGGTCGAAGGCGAAAAATGCGCGCAGGCACTCATCGATGCGAGCATCGTGGCCACGACGGCGATGCACGGTGCGAATGCCCCGGTAGAGAAAACCGACTGGTCGCCGCTGGCAGGCAAGTCCGTGCTGATCTGGCCTGACCGCGACAAGCCGGGCTGGGACTATGCGACACAGGCAGCGCAGGCCATCCTGTCGGCAGACGCGAAGACCTGCCACATCCTGTACCCGCCCGAGGAAGCGGCTGAGGGATGGGATGCGGCGGACGCCATCGCCGAAGGCTTTGACGTCGCGGCCTTTCTCGCTCATGGCCCGCGCCTGCAGATGCACGACGTCACCGTGGCCGCCGAGCCCGTGGTCAGTAGCGACGAATCGGTCTGGGGTACGGAGGACGCATTGGCCCTTGCGTTCACGCGGCGCTACCACCGCGACTGGCGCTACGTTGCGACCTGGGGCCGCTGGCTGGTGTGGGACGGCAATCGCTGGCGTACCGAGGACACGTTGGCGGCCACCGACCTAATCCGCAGTGTTTGCCGGCATACCGCCGTGCGCGCCGAGAACCCCAAGGTGGCTGCCAAGCTCGCCAGCTCAGGCACGGTCAGTGGCGTGGAACGGCTGGCACGGGCGGACCGCAGGCACGCCGCCACCACCGAAGAGTGGGATGCCGACCCATGGCTGCTCAACACCCATGGTGGCGTGGTCGATCTCAAGACTGGCCGCCAGCGCGCACATGACCGTGCTGACCGGATGACGAAGATCACGACAGCTACGCCCGGGGGCGAGTGTCCGATCTGGCGTCAGTTCCTCGACGAGGTCACGGGTGGCGACACGGAGTTGCAGAGCTATCTGCAGCGAATGGTCGGCTATGCACTCACCGGATCAACGCGAGAGCACGCGCTGTTTTTCCTGTACGGCACGGGTGCGAACGGCAAGTCGGTGTTCGTGAACACGCTGGCCACCATCCTCGGTGACTACGCGACTAACGCGCCAATGGATACCTTCATGGAAACGCGCACCGACCGGCATCCGACCGATATGGCCGGGTTGCGCGGCGCACGCTTCGTGGCAGCCATCGAAACCGAACAGGGGCGACGCTGGGCCGAATCGAAGGTCAAGAACCTGACCGGGGGCGACAAGATCTCCGCGCGTTTTATGCGCCAGGACTTCTTCGAGTTTTTCCCACAGTTCAAGTTGTTCGTGGCGGGCAACCACAAGCCGGCCATTCGCAACATTGACGAGGCGATGAAGCGGCGCCTGCATTTGATCCCGTTCACGATCACCGTGCCGCCCGAGCGTCGTGACAAGCATCTCCAGCAGAAATTGCTGGCCGAGCGTGACGGCATCCTGGCTTGGGCGGTGCAGGGCTGTCTCGACTGGCAACGCCTGGGGCGGCTCGACCCTCCTCAGCGGGTCGTGGAGGCAACCGAGGAGTATTTCGAAGCCGAGGATGCACTGGGCCGCTGGCTGGAGGAGTGTTGCGTGCGCGAGCCCAACGCCAAGTCGCTGACTGCTGAACTGTTCACCGACTGGAAGCAATGGTCGGAAGCGGCGGGCGAATTCAGCGGGTCGCAGCGGCGTTTTTCCGATCTGCTCATCACACGCGGCATTGAGAAATGGCGCAACAGCGTGGGTGTGCGGGGATTTCAGGGGATTGGCCTCAAGAACCCGCCCGCGCCCGCTTACACCCCTTACGCAGACAACTGACGCTCATGAAAAACCATTCGCCTGACGCAGCCGACGCTGTTTCACGTAACTCTCCACACGTGCGCGCGTGCGCGCCTCATGGAATGTTTCGACAAACCGTGTCGGCTGCGTCAGACCGAGAGCAAGAAAGGAATGAACACATGAACACGACGATCCTGGCCCTCGATCTGGGCACGAATACCGGGTGGGCGCTGCACCACTTGGACGGCAGCATCATCAGCGGCACGGAATGCTTCAAGCCGCAGCGGTTCGAAGGCGGCGGGATGCGCTTCCTGCGCTTCAAACGCTGGCTCAACGAACTGCTTTCGGCCAGCCAATCCATCAACGCGGTGTACTTCGAAGAGGTACGGCGTCACGCAGGCGTGGATGCCGCACATGCCTACGGCGGTTTCATGGGACACCTGACCGCGTGGTGCGAGCATCAGAACATTCCGTACCAGGGCGTGCCAGTCGGCACGATCAAGAAACACGCGACGGGCAAAGGCAATGCCGGCAAGGACGAGATGATCGCAGCCGCACAGTCACGTGGTCACGATCCCAAGGACGACAACGAAGCCGATGCCCTGGCATTGCTGTACTGGGCCATCGAGGCGCAGGAGGTGTGACGTGAAGATTCCGGCACAGCAATACCGCTGCCCTCTCGGTCGCCTGCAACCGCAGACCTCCGACCTGGAAGCCATCAAGCAAACCGGCTGGCGTGACCAGCACATCCTCGTGGTGTCCGAGGAAGACGCGCGGTTGGATTTCGTCGAGCGGGAGTTCGTGCGACGGATTGGGGAACGCCTGTACGGAGGGAAGCGTCATGGCTGAGTGGACGATGGATAACGTGGCAGCACGCTTCTCCGAGGCGGCTGAGACAGGACGCCGGCTGCCTCCGGTCAGAGTCCAGGGCTACTTCAATGTGTGGCCCGCCTTCGCACGCAAGGAGTGGGAAGGCTTCACGGACAAGGACCATGAGTACCGGCCACTGCCACCCACCCCCGAGGCCATCGACCGGATGCTGGAGGCGATGCGCTGGGTGCAGTGGCTCGATGAGGAACAACGCCATCTGATCTGGATGCGGGCCAAGCAGCGCGAGTGGAAGGACATCTGCCGGCGCTTCGGGTGCGACCGCACGACGGCATGGCGACGGTGGCAGAAGGCACTGCAGGTGGTGGCCGGCCGGCTCAACGAGCCGACCTGTCGCGTCGTAGTGTTTTGACGTGAATTGTCGGTAATGGGCGTGCATGGCCGGCCATCAGCGGCAATGAGCGCTTTTTGAGCGTGCAACATCAGAGCCGGTTTTTGGGTAGGATGACAGCTATGATCTGGCGAGCGGTGTGGGTGTGAAGATACATCGCTCTCAGTCAGAAAATTCGACGGGTCCTTCCTGTCCAAAATCCCATGCGGGGGGCGCGAGCGCGGCATTTCGCTAGCGTCAAACTGCAAACCGAGGTTTGCAGGGTTTGCAGGTTTGCACCCCAGTCCTATCGGCCCGCCACTGCGCGGGCCTTTTAGTTTCAACCGCAGCAGCGACCCTCGCGGCCCGTGACGGGGCTTTCCTCCTTTCACCCGTCCGGGCCGCACCTTTTTTGGAAACCCAAACTGAACATGCTCAACGTCGAGTACCGCAAGGTCGAGACGCTGATCCCCTACGCCCGGAATCCAAGGACGCACAACGACGAGCAGGTGGCGAAGATCGCCGCCAGCATTGTCGAGTACGGCTGGACGAATCCGATCCTGGTGGACGGCGAGAACGGCATCATCGCCGGCCACGGTCGGCTGGCGGCCGCGCGCAAATTGGAGCTGACTGAGGTGCCGGTCATCGAACTGGCTCACCTGTCGCCCACCCAGAAGCGCGCCTACGTGATCTCAGACAACCGACTGGCGCTCGATGCCGGATGGGATGACGCGATGCTGGCGCTGGAACTGGCCGAGTTGTCCGAGGCGGGATACGACCTCGCGCTCACCGGCTTCGACGATGCCGAGATCGAGCAGTTGCTCGCCACTGAAGTCGCAGTCGACGGCGAAGCGGACGACGCGCAGGAGAACGACGAACCCGATGCGGCCGACGACGTACCAGCCACTCCGGCGACGCCTGTCTCTCAGCCCGGTGACGTCTGGCAGTTGGGTGCGCACCGGGTGATCTGCGGCGATGCCGCCGATCCGGCTGTGATCGGGGCGCTGATGGCCGGCGAGCAAGCGGCGCTCTGCTTCACCTCGCCGCCCTACGGCAACCAGCGCGACTACACGAACACCATCATCGATTGGGACGCCCTGATGCGCGGCGTCTTCGCCCAGCTGCCGATGGCACCGACCGGCCAGGTGCTGGTCAATCTCGGGCTGATCCACCGCGAGCAGGAAGTCATCCCGTACTGGGATGCCTGGCTCGACTGGATGCGTACCCAGGGCTGGCGGCGCTTCGCGTGGTACGTCTGGGACCAGGGGCCGGGGCTGCCTGGCGACTGGAACGGTCGGCTCGCGCCGGCCTTCGAATTCGTCTTCCACTTCAACCGGAAGGACAGTGAGGCGCGTCGCCCGAACAAGATCGTGCCCTGTATCTACGCCGGGCGCGACACTCATCTGCGCGGCGACGGCACCAGTGCCGGGGGCATGCGCAACAAGGACGGCAGCAAGACAGCGTGGAACCACGTCGGCACGGTCACCCAGGACTTCCGCATTCCCGACTCGGTGATTCGCATCATGCGGCACAAGGGCAAGATCGGTCAGGACATCGATCACCCGGCCGTGTTTCCGGTGGCGCTGCCCGAGTTCGTGCTGGAGTCCTACACCGACGAGGGCGAGATCGTGTTCGAACCGTTCTGCGGTTCGGGCACCACCATCCTCGCAGCCCAGCGTTCCGGGCGAATGGCCCGGGCGACTGAGATTGCACCGGAGTACGTCGATGTGGTGGTCAAGCGCTTCCAGCAGAACTTTCCCGACGTGCCGGTGACCTTGGCTGCCACCGGGCAGACCTTCGATGAGGTCGCCGCCGAACGATTGGGAGCGCAGGCATGAGCATCTCCTGGCTCGCCGACAAGATCGAGCAATGGCCGACCGCGAGGCTGGTTCCATATGCCCGCAACGCGCGCACCCATACCGATTCGCAAGTGGCGCAGATCGCGGCCTCGATTGCGGAATTCGGATTCACCAATCCGATTCTCGCAGGCAGCGACGGCGTGATCGTCGCTGGGCACGGCCGACTGGCCGCCGCTCAGAAGCTCGGCATCGAAACTGTGCCGGTGGTGGTGCTCGACCACCTGACCTCAACCCAGCGCCGAGCGCTGGTGATCGCGGACAACCGGATCGCCGAGAACGCAGGCTGGGACGAGGCGATGCTGCAGGTGGAGTTGGTGGCCCTGCAGGATGATGACTTCGATCTGACTCTGACCGGCTTCGATGCCGATGCCTTGGCCGACCTGCTGGCCGGCGGCGAGACGACCACCGAGGGTCAGACCGACGAGGATGCTGCGCCCGAGGTGTCGGAGATCCCGGTTTCCCGACCGGGCGACGTCTGGATCTGCGGCGAGCATCGTGCGCTCTGCGGCGATGCCACCGATGCTGATGCTTACGCCACGGTGCTGGGCGACGAATTGGCCGACATGGTTTTCACCGACCCACCGTACAACGTGAACTACGCCAACAGTGCAAAGGACAAGATGCGCGGCAAGAACCGCGCGATCCTCAACGACAATCTTGGCGAGGGTTTCTACGATTTCCTGCTGGCGGCACTGACGCCTACCCTGGCGCACTGCCGGGGTGGCATTTACGTGGCGATGTCCTCCAGCGAACTGGACACCCTGCAATCCGTCTTCCGGGCTGCCGGTGGTCACTGGTCGACATTCGTCATTTGGGCCAAGAACACTTTTACCCTGGGGCGTGCCGACTATCAGCGCCAGTACGAGCCGATCCTCTATGGCTGGCCAGAGGGTTGCGAGCGCCACTGGTGCGGCGACCGCGACCAGGGAGACGTCTGGCAGATCAAGAAGCCGCAGAAGAACGACCTGCACCCGACGATGAAGCCGGTGGAACTGGTGGAGCGGGCGATACGGAATTCCAGTCGCCCGGGCGACGTAGTGCTCGACCCATTCGGTGGATCCGGCAGCACGATGATTGCCGCCGAGAAGTCGGGACGGCGGGCGCGGATCATCGAGCTCGACCCGAAGTACGTTGATGTGATCGTGCGCCGCTGGCAGGATTTCAGCGGCGGTGACGCCACCCGGCTATCCGATGGTGTCGCCTTCGACGACCTGTCAGGCGTCGGGGAATCGCGGGTAGAGGTCGCCGCTCGTGATGTCGGCGACGTAGGTGACGTCGCGGAACTCGTCGGCCTGGTCGGCGAGGATAACTCCGCCGACTGACTGGATCGCCACTCCGTACTTGCGGGAGAGCGCGGTCAGTTCAGCGACGAACTGGTCATAGTTGGCTTCGGTGGTCGGGTTGGTGATGACGGCGGCCATGTCGATTTCCTCAGGCGGCGAGTTCTTCTTCGATGATCTCGCAGTGAATCACGAAGCCCGTCAGGTAAGGCAGGCCGCGCGGGATGCCGTACTCCTTGCTGGTCTGACGGCCAGTCGTCCAGCCCATCCAGCGGGTGACCGCCGCGTCGACCGCTTGCTTGATGGTCTGGCTCCTGAGCATCTCGTTGAGCACGTCGTCGGCAAAATGCCGCCCGTGGCGGCTGTCGAGGAAGGCCCTGACCGATTCGAGGGGCTGGCAGGTGGCGTCCGAGATTGCGGTCATCGCGATGGGCCAGGCGGCTTGGGCGTTGGCGTTCATCGTGCCCCAAAAGCCCCAGGCATCGTTTTGGGTGGCGGGGATTTGCGTGGTGGTGTTCATCGTTTTCTCCTTCGGGTTGATCGTTGCGACACCCGTATGAACGCGCTGTTCGATTGAGAAGCCAAGCGCTTTCTGAATCATTTTTCAGGCTTCCACCGCGATCCCGACGTAACGCCCGTAGGCGCTGCCCGAGGGGTCGACGTACAGGGTCTTGCGATTCTCGGCCTTGACTTCGACGACGTGCCGAGTGGTCTGGTCGGGGTACCCTCCCTTGCCGGCCAGCCAGTCGCGATCCTGCAGCAGCGTGCTGGCGAAGACATCGTACTCGGCGGTGGTCAATTCGCGGGTTTCGCTGATCACCACCGGCTCCGGGCGTTCGTCGTAAGGCGTGGCCGCCAGCACCTCCTGCAAGTCGACCGGCTTGCGGGTGAATCGAACACGGAGAGGGTTGGCGGGGTTGCTGATTTCGGTGGTCATGGTGGTTGCTCCTGATTGCGTTGATGACAGTCGTATGAACGCGCTGTTCAATCTGGAAGCCAAGCTATTTCAGGGATCGCGTTGGGGTGGCGTGGATATGCCGCCACCCCATCTCGAATTCAACCGATCCGGTAGATGCGCTCGCCGCCCTCGGGTTTTTCCGAGGTGATGGTGAGCCCGAGTTTCTTCTTGAAGGCCCCGGCGAAGGTGCCCCGCACCGTGTGCGCCTGCCAGCCGGTGGTCGCGCAGATCTGGTTGATGGTGGCTCCCTCCGGGCGCTGCAGCATCTGGACCACGGCGGCCTGCTTGCTGTTCTCGCGGGTGCGGGGCTTGCCCTCGACGCCCACCTTGAGCAGTTGCTTGGCCGCGTCCCGTTTTTCTTGCGCCCAGTTGGCCTCTGCGGCCGACACGGCGGCCTCGACCTCGGGGTCGGGGTGCATGGTGGCCGGCGTCGGCCGGGCGCGCCCCAGGGCGTCGTAGCCCTCGGCGGCGACGAACCAGTCGGTGCTATCGCGGGTGATCAGGGCCCTATTGAACAGGCCCTCCAGCACCTTGGTGCGGGCGCCGCCCTTGATGTTGTCGGGGAACCATTCGATCTTGCCGGCGGTGTGCTCGATGGCGTAGGCCAGGATCGCGTGCTGGGCAGGGGTCAATTGGATGGTGGTCATTTGATGCTCCTTCGTGGTGGTTGATGGTGTGGTCATGAACGCGCTGTTCGAGAGTGAAGCCAAGCGCTTTCCGCTTCTTTTTCAGTCCTGATTCGCGGCCTGCCGACCTGCCTCGAAGGCGGCCATCAGGGCACTCTTGACGCCCCAGACGCTGACCTCGTGGAAGTCCAGGCGGTCGCTGTTGCGGGTTTCCAGGGTTTCGATGAACAGGTGGTCCAGCGCGATCTGCTGGAGCAGGGTTTCGAGGGCTTTGTCGGCTTGCTTCGTCATGTTTTTCACCTTGTGGCGTCGTTGATGGTGATGGCATGAACGCGCTGTTCCGAAGTGAAGCCAAGCGCTTTCTGCCAGGCTTTGCCGATTTATTTCCGGCTTTCCTGGAGCACACGGATGCCCTCGTGCGCCAGTGTCAGTGCAGCGGTTTGAAACGCGAGGTGCGCCACCCCGGGGGCATCGCGGGCATCGTCGATGAGTTCGTCGACCACCGGCTTGGCCTTGGCGCGCATCGCCGCGCAGGCATCGTCCAGTTGCGCAGTCGAGGCGTTGCGCACGTCCGGGTATAGGCGGATGAGCAGAGTCAAGGCGGCGTCGCCGAGTTTCTTGCCCAGGGTGTCGATGGGGTTGGGTTTCATGTTCGTCTCCTTCGATGTGGTTGATGACGAACGTATGAACGCGCTGTTCCAGAGAGAAGCCAAGCTGAATCTGATCGGGGGCCGCACCAATGCTTGATGGAGATCATGGGACTGTCGATTCGCGCCTACGCCCGGCACCGAGGGGTATCGGACACCGCCGTGCACAAGGCCATTCGTGCCGGGCGGATCACCCCGGAGGCCGATGGCAGCATCGATCCGGACAAGGCCGACCGGGAGTGGGCGAAGAATTCCGACACCCCCAAGGAGGGCACCAAGCGCCGGGCTGAGACGGTCGCCGTCAAGGAGCCTGCCGGCGAGCCGGTTGCGCCGGTGCTGAATGCCGGTGGCACGTCGCTGCTGCAGGCCCGCACCGTCAATGAGGTCGTCAAGGCGCAGACCAACAAGGTGCGCCTGGCGCGCCTCAAGGGCGAACTGGTCGACCGGCCCCAGGCCATTGCCCACGTATTCAAGTTGGCGCGGGCCGAGCGGGATGCCTGGCTCAACTGGCCGGCGCGCATCTCGGCACAGATGGCGGCGAAGCTCAGCGTCGATGCTCACGCGCTGCACGTCGCGCTGGAAACCGCTGTGCGCGAGCACTTGCAGGAACTGGGCGATGTCCGCCCACGGGTGGATTGATGATGGATGCGGATTACGAGGGCGGGCTCGACATCGAGCGCGCTTGGCGCGAAGGGCTGACGCCCGATCCCTTGCTTACGGTGTCCGAGTGGTCGGATCGCCACCGGATGCTGTCCAGCAAGGCATCCGCCGAGCCGGGCCGCTGGCGCACCAGCCGCACGCCGTACCTGAAGGCGATCATGGATAGCCTGTCGCCGATGTCGGCGGTGGAGCGGATCGTGTTCATGAAGGCGGCGCAGCTGGGCGCGACCGAGATGGGCAACAACTGGATCGGCTACGTGATCCACCACGCCCCCGGCCCGATGATGGCTGTGTCGCCGACGGTGGAGATGGCCAAGCGCAACTCCAAGCAGCGCATCGACCCATTGATCGAGGAGTCGCCGGTGCTGGCCGAACTGATTGCGCCAGCCCGGAGCCGTGATGCCGGCAACACGATCCTGGCGAAGGAGTTTCGCGGCGGCGTGCTGGTGATGACCGGTGCGAACAGCGCTGTCGGCCTGCGCTCGATGCCGGTGCGCTACCTGTTCCTGGACGAGGTCGATGGCTACCCGTCCGACGTCGATGGCGAGGGCGATGCGATCTCGCTCGCCGAGGCGCGCACTCGTACCTTCGCCCGGCGCAAAATCTTCATCGTCTCGACGCCGACCATCGCCGGAGCGAGCAGCATCGAGCGCGAGTACGAGGCCAGCGACCAGCGTCGCTACTTCCTGCCGTGCCCGCATTGCTCGCACCGGCAGTGGTTGCGCTTCGAGCAGTTGCGTTGGGAGAAGGGGCAGCCGGAGACGGCGGCCTACGTGTGCGAGGCATGCGACGAGGCGATCCCGGAGAGCCACAAGACCTGGATGCTGGAGCACGGCGAGTGGCGGGCAATGGCTCCCGAGAACGGGGCCAAGACGGCAGGCTTCCACCTGTCGTCGCTCTACAGCCCGGTGGGCTGGCGTAGCTGGCGGGAGATCGCCGCTGCCTGGGAGAGTGCAGTGAACAAGGAATCCGGATCGGCCGCCGCCATCAAGACCTTCAAGAACACCGAGCTTGGCGAGACCTGGGTCGAGGAAGGCGAAGCTCCCGACTGGCAACGCCTCATCGAGCGGCGCGAGGACTACCCGGTCGGGCGCATCCCTTCCGGCGGCCTACTGCTGGTGGGCGGTGCCGATGTGCAAAAGGATCGCATCGAGGCGTCGATCTGGGCCTTCGGGCGCGGCAAGGAATCCTGGCTCGTCGAGCACCGGGTGTTGATGGGCGACACCGCACGTGACGCGGTTTGGAAGCGCCTCGGTGAACTGATCGCCGAAACGTGGTCGCACGAGTCCGGCGCGCAGTTGCCACTCGCCCGGTTCGCCCTGGACACGGGCTTTGCCACGCAGGAGGCCTACACCTTCGTGCGGCTGGTACGCGATCCCCGCGTGATGGCGGTCAAGGGCGTGCCCAAGGGTGCGGCCCTGGTCGGCACACCAACGGCGGTCGACCTGTCGCAGGGCGGCAAGAAGCTGCGCCGGGGCATCAAGGTGTTCTCGGTCGCGGTCGGTATCGCCAAGCTGGAGTTCTACAACAACCTGCGCAAAGCGGCGGACGTGCTGGAGGACGGCATCACCCTGCGTTACCCCACCGGCTTTGTGCATCTTCCCAAAGTTGATGCCGAATTCGTGCAGCAGTTGTGTGCCGAGCAGCTGATCACCCGGCGCGACCGCAACGGCTTCGCTATCCGCGAGTGGCAGAAGATGCGCGAGCGCAACGAGGCGCTCGACTGCTACGTGTATGCCCGCGCTGCGGCGAGTGCCGCCGGCCTCGACCGCTTCGAGGAGCGGCACTGGCGTGAACTGGAACGACAGATCGGATTGTCGCCGCCCGGCGATCCCGATCCGCAAGTCGAGCAACCCACTGAGGCCACCCAACGCGGTGGCCTCGCTGTTTCTGGAACCCCGAGAACGAGCCGGCGCGTCATCCGCAGTCGCTGGTTCGGCTGATCACCACCACTGGAGAACCCCACCATGAGTCTGCAAACCCAACTCAACAGCTTCGTCCTGCGCGTCGCCGAGGAATTCAACACCGTCAAAGGACGCACGGGCACGCTGACGGCGCTGTCCACCACCGACAAGTCGAGCCTGGTGGCGGCGATCAACGAACTGAAATCCGCCATCCTCACGGCGGCGGCCATCGACGACCTGCAGGTATCGACGACCACCACGTATTCGTCGAACAAAGTGGTCACCTTGCTCGATGCGCTGAAGGCCGACATCCTGGGCGGTGCCGACCCGGCCTACGACACTCTGCTCGAACTCCAGCAAGCGTTGCAGAACGACCAGACCGGCATCGCCGCGCTCACCGCTGCCATCGACAAGCGCGTGCGCTTCGATGCCGCGCAAACGCTGACGGTGCCCGAGCAACAGCAGGCCCGCGACAACATCGGTGCGGTCGCCGCCACTGACATCGGGGATACCACCACCGACTTCGTCGCGATCTTCAACGCGGCTCTGGTGTAAGTGATGAGCCTCGTCGCGCAGTTGTCGGCGCTGGTTACGCGCATTGGCACCGAAATCAAAGGCTTGATTCGTCCAGACCATCCGGGGCTTGCCCGGGCGTGGGCCAGTTTTGGCTATGTGGGTGGCGCGATGCAGTTGCGCTCGGCCTTCAACGTGAACAGCGTCACACGGTTAGCCGCCGGTCGCTACCAGATCACCTTCGCCGCGCCGTTCGCTGATACCGATTACTGCTGGGTGGCGACAGGACGCAGCAATACAGCGACAAAAACCATCCGCTTCGCCGCTGCAAGAAGTACGACTGACGGCAAGACGACCACAACGTTGGATCTGGTGTGCATCTCCAGTTCCGACTCGCTTGCCGACACCACAGAAATCAACCTGGTGGTCTATCGATGAGCATCCCGACCTACACCGAAACTCAGTTGCAGGCTCTGCGTGATGCGCTGGCCAAGGGCGAGAAGCGCGTGACCTTCGGCGACAAGACGGTCGAGTACCGCACCGTGGAGGAACTGAAGCAGGCCATCGCCGAGGTTGAAGCCGCGATGCACAAGGATGCCGTGGCTACCGGCCTGTATCCGCGTGCGCCGCGCCAGATTCGGGTGACCACCGGGAAGGGCTTCTGATGAGCTGGTTCGGAACCATCAAACGCCGTGTTTTCGGGGGCACGCCCACCTATGATGGTACGGGCAGCGGTCGGCGCACGCTCGCCTGGGCGGTGGCCAACCCCGGCGCTGTGGCAGCGCTTGCCTACACGCAGGAGCAGCTGCGTGCCAAGAGCCGCGACCTCGTTCGGCGCAACGCCTGGGCTGCCGCCGGTATCGATGCCTTCGTGGCCAACGCCATCGGCACCGGCATCAAGCCGCAAAGCATGGTGGACGACGCGTCCCTGCGCGAAGCCATCCAGCGCCTTTGGTGGGATTGGTGCGAGAGCGCCGATGCAGCAGGACTCACCGACTTCTACGGTCTGCAGTCGCTTGCCTGTCGAGCGATGCTGGAGGGTGGTGAAGCGATCGTGAGGCTGCGCTGGCGGCGTCCCGAGGATGGGCTGCCGGTGGCGCTGCAAGTCCAGGTGCTGGAGGCCGAACATCTGCCGCTCGCCATGAACCGTGAGCTGCAAAACGGAAACTCTGTCCGCGCCGGCATCGAATTCGACCGGTTGGGGCGGCGGGTGGCCTACCACCTGTATCGCTCGCATCCGAACGACGGCGGTCTCGCGCCCATGTCCGGGGCCGGAGGTGTCGAAACGGTTCGTGTGCCGGCCGAGGAAGTGATCCATCTGTTCCGACCGCTGCGGCCGGGCCAGATCCGGGGTGAGCCATGGCTCGCCCGTGCCCTGGTGAAGTTGAACGAGCTCGACCAGTACGACGACGCGGAACTGGTGCGCAAGAAGACCGCCGCGATGTTCGCGGGGTTCATCACTCGGCTCGCTCCCGAGGACAACCTGATGGGCGAGGGACTGTCGGACGCCAATGGCGTGGCACTGGCCGGGCTCGAACCCGGCACCCTGCAGATACTGGAGCCGGGCGAGGACATCAAGTTCTCCGCGCCGGCCGACGTCGGCTCCTCCTACGCCGAGTTCATGCGCCAGCAATTCCGGGCAGTGGCGGCCGCGATGGGCATCACCTACGAGATGCTCACAGGCGATCTCACCCAAGTGAACTACTCATCGATCCGCGCCGGCCTACTGGAGTTCCGCCGCCGCTGCGAAGTGATCCAGCATGGCGTGATCGTGCATCAGTTGTGCCGCCCGATCTGGCGTGCCTGGATGGATCAGGCGGTGCTCGAAGGTTCGCTGACGCTCACTGGATACAGCCGTCGTCGGCGTGAGTACCAAGTGGCCAAGTGGATTCCACAGGGCTGGCAATGGGTCGACCCGCAGAAGGAGTTCAACGCCATGAAGCTCGCCATCCGCGCCGGCCTCACGAGTCGCTCGGAGGCGATCTCGGCCTACGGCTACGACGCCGAGGATGTCGATCGGGAGATCGCGACTGACAACGCCCGCGCCGATGCGCTGGGCCTTGTCTTCGATTCCGATCCGCGCCACGACCAGGCACCGGCTGTCGCGCCGCCTCCACAAACCGAACAACCCACGGAGTAACCCATGCTGCCACATCTCGCCTCCCGGATCTTCGGGACGCCGCTGCTCGTCCATCGCGCCAAGCTCGACGTGATCCTGTCAGCCCTCGGCCCGCGATTGGGAATCGAACATCCGATCGCGGCCGATCCTCCCGAACTGCTGGCGGCAATGCCCGCAGCGCGCTCAACCCTGCCGGGGGCTGTCGGCATCGCCGTGATTCCGATCCACGGCACCTTGGTAAAACGCGCCCTGGGGCTGGAGGCTGCCTCGGGACTGACCAGCTATCAGGACATCGGCACGATGCTCGACGGGGCGCTGGCCGATTCGAGCGTTACCGGCATTCTGCTGGATGTCGATTCGCCGGGTGGCGAGGCCTCGGGCAGCTTCGAGCTCGCCCGCCGCGTGCGCGAGGCCACCGCCGTGAAACCGGTCTGGGCCGTGGCCAACGATGCCGCCTTCTCGGCCGCCTACGCCATCGCATCTTCCGCCGAACGCATCGTCATCACCGAAACCGGCGGCGTCGGCTCGATCGGCGTGATTGCGCTGCACATCGACCAGTCGGTGAAGGACGCCAACGACGGCTACCGCTACACCGCGATCACAGCTGGCCGGCACAAGAACGACTTCTCGCCGCACGAACCGCTCACCGATACCGCGAAGGGCGAACTCCAAGCCGAGGTGGATCGCCTCCACGACATCTTCGTCTGCCACGTGGCCGCCATGCGCGGATTGCCGGAAATGGCGGTGCGCGCCACCGAGGCAGCCCTCTACTTCGGTCCGAACGCCACGGCCGCCGGCCTGGCCGATGCCGTCGGAACGCTAGAGGCGACGCTCACCGAATTCTCGATTCACCTCAGCTCCCGAGGCCGCAAGGCGCCCCCGACTCGGGCAGTTGCACGACCCGGGGCGATGCACTTACAGGAGGACGATATGTCTGCTGAAGAAACTCAAATGGAAATGATCGGCATGGATCAGGCGGCCGTCCTGGTTGCCGAAGCCCGCCGCGAAGTCACCCAATCCGCTCAGGCCATTGCCGAGCTATGCCTGATCGCCGGCTGTCCCGACAAGGCCGCCGCATTCATTGCGGAAGGCAAGGGCGAGGCGGAGGTGCGCCGAGTGTTGTGTGAGGCCAAGGCCACCCGGTCGGAAGGCACTCCCATCCACTCGACCATCACGCCGGAAGCCGGCACCGAAGTCTCTGAGCGCCCCGAGGCCTCGCCCGTGGTCGCCGCCGTCAAGAAACTCATTCACAAGGAGTAAGACATGCCTGTCATCACCCAGAGCAAGAATCTCGGCGACCTCTTGAAGTACGAGGCGCCGAACCTCTATTCCCGCGAGGCCGTCACCGTGGCCGCCGGCCAGAACCTGCAACTCGGCACCGTGCTCGGCAAGAAAACCGCCGACGGCAAGCTGTACGCCTTGGCCCCGGCCGCGTCCGATGGCACCGAAACTGCCGTGGGCGTGCTCGCGGTCGACACCGACGCCACGTTGATCGATCGCGACGAAGGCATCGCGGTATCACGCCATGCCATCGTCGCGCGCAATGCCCTGATCTGGCCGGCCGGCATCACCGCGCCGCAGAAGATGGCAGCGGAAGCGCAACTCGTGGCGATCGGCATCCTGGTGCGCGACGCAGCCTGATCCGAGTCATTCCTTCATTCCCAAGAAACCCGCCATCCGGCGGGTTTCGTCATTCTGGAGATCCAAAATGCAGAACCCCTTCGACAATCCCGGCTTCTCGATGGCGAGCCTCACTACGGCCATCAACATCATTCCCAACCGCTACGGTCGCATCGAGCAGTTGGGCCTTTTCCCGGCCAAGCCGGTGCGTACCCGCCAGATCATCGTCGAGGAATACGCCGGGCGGCTGAACCTGCTGCCCACGAAAGCGCCCGGCTCGCCTGGCACCGTGGGCGAGCGCGGCACCCGCACCCTGCGTTCCTTCATCATCCCGCACATTCCGCACGACGACGTCGTGTTGCCCGAGGAGGTGCAGGGCATCCGCGCCTTCGGCTCCGAAACCGAGATGGAAGCCATCTCTGGTGTCATGGCGCGGCACCTGGAGGCGATGCGGAACAAGCATGCGATCACTCTGGAGCACCTGCGCATGGGTGCGCTCAAGGGGCATATCCTGGACGCCGATGGCAGCACCATCTACGACCTCTACGCCGAGTTCGGCCTCTCCCAGACGTCGATCAACTTCGACCTCGCCAACGTCAACAGCGACATCAAGGGCCACTGCTACGACGTGCTCTCCGAAATCGAGGACAACCTCAAGGGCGAGTTCATGACCGATGTGCATGTGCTCTGCTCGCCACAGTTTTTCCGGGCGCTCACCACCCACAAGGCAGTCAAGGAGTCCTACACCAACTGGCAGCAAGGGGCGATCCTGATCAACGACGTGCGCTCCGGCTTCACCTTCGGCGGCATCACCTTCGAGGAGTATCGCGGCCAGGCGAGCGACGTGAATGGCACCGTGCGCAAGTTCATCGCCCCAGGCGAGGCGCATGCCTTCCCGCTGGGCACAGTGGACTCCTTTGCCACCTACTTCGCGCCGGCAGACTTCAACGAGACGGTGAACACCCTCGGCCAGTCACTCTATGCCAAGCAGGAACCCCGCAAGTTCGAACGCGGCACGGATCTGCACACGCAGTCCAACCCGCTGCCGATGTGCCACCGCCCCGGTGTGCTGGTGAAGCTGACGAGTGCCTGATGGTCAGCATGACCGATCTGTATGACGCAGCCGCCCGTGCGGGGCTGCTCACTCCCGTCAAGGTCGGCGCCCTGATCGTCGAGTGTGGTTTCCGGGCACCCGACGAAACGGTGCTCGACGGTCTGGCGCTCAGCCGCGACTACACGATCGAGTTTCCGACCGAGCGTCTTCTGCTCGCCGTCGGGGACACGGTCGAGATCGCAGGCCAGCCCTACCGTGTGCGTGAGGTCGTGGCATTGCGCGACGGCAGTGAATGCCGGGCGCGCCTTGCCCGGCTGTGAGTCGATCAGGGGCCGATCTTGATCCAGCGGTTCCAGAGCATGCGGCTGATGGTGGCATTCACGGCCTGGCGGTCGAAGCGCTCCGGATCGAAATCCAGTCCGGCCCATTCCTGGAAGGACTTGGTTTCGTCGCCGTAGGGATCGTCTTCCAACCGATTCAGAAAGTCCTGGTAGCCGCCTGAACCACCTGCATCATCGGGCGGGCAGGCACGCTCGCCGGCCTCGACCCAGGCAAAGCCACCATCGCTCGGACTCGGTTTGACGTCTCTAATCTCTTCGATCTTGAGGCGGTGCAGCCATCCGTCGCCGAAGTCATAGACGTAGTCGCAGATATCGCCCTCGGCCAGCAACTGGTTGAGGCGGTATTTCTTCTCGTCGAGCACCTCCCAGCCGGGGTCAGTGAACTCGGGATCCGGAACGCCGTAATGCTTGCCGCGTATCTCGAACTTGTGCAGATGGGAATCCGACCAGCCCATGGCGGCCTGAAGGATGTGGTGCAGGGCATCGAGTCGCGTGCGGCCATCGAGGTGGATGCGACGCCAGATGGACGGCTGGATCCCCATGAGATCGACGTGCAGGACGTAGTGACTCGGCGTCGACTGACTGCTGCGGTGTTTCTTGGTTTTGGTTTCCGTTGCCAAACGGCATCTCCCTTTATCGGTTTCATTGTATCGGAGCTCTCATGCCCCAATCCAGACGTGAGCAAATCGTGCGTGAAGTGATGGTGCGCTGCCAGGCGGCGGTTGCCCCCGTCATCGTGCTACGCCAGCCGACCACGGCCATCCCGCGCGAACAGACGCCGGCCCTCGTCGTGATCGTCGAGTCCGATGCTCCTGTGAAGCGCAGCAATGACCGCATGGAGCGCGAACTCGTCTTGCGCATCATCGGTCATGCCCGCGATCCGACCGACGGCCACGGCGTGGCCGACGACCTGATCTGCCGTGCCCACGCCGCCCTGTTTGTGGACACCACGCTTGGCGGCCTGGCGCTCGGCATGGCCGAGATGGAGGCCGACTATCAGGCCGAGGACGCCGACATCGAGGCCATCGCCATCCCGGCCATTTACCGCATCACCTACCGCACCCTCGTTTCCGACATCACTCAAGGAGGCTGACATGCCCAAACTGAAGCTTCTCGTCACCCACACCCACGCCGGAGTGGCCTATCCCGCTGACCACGTCCTCGACGTGGACGAGCACACCGCCCACTGGTTGATCGACCACCGGATCGGCGAACCCGCCACCCATCGCCCCGATCCGACGCCGGATGCACCCGATGCCTCGGCGAAGTTCGCCAAGACCCCGAAGGAGTAACTCACCATGTCATACTACGCATCGTTCCAAGGCCGGGTCTATCTCGGCAAACGCGATATCAACGGCGAACCGATCGAAGTTCGTTCGCCCGGCAACGTCGCCGACCTGTCGCTCTCGCTCAAGACGGACGTCATCGAGCACTACGAGAGCCAGACCGGACAACGTGCCGTCGATCTGCGTCTCGTCAAGCAGAAGTCCGCCACCGTCGCGCTCACCATCGAGGAGTTCACCAAGGAGAACCTCTCCCTCGCCCTCTACGGCAGCCATGTCACCGATGCGGGTGGCAGCGTCACCAACGAGCCCGTCGGCGGTACTACTCCGGTCGTCGGCGACCGGTACTTCCTGGCCCACCCAAAGGTCTCAGCCCTGAGCCTGGTCGATTCGGCCGGCACGCCGGCAACGCTCACCGCAGGCACGCACTACACGGCCGACGAGGATTTCGGTGCGATCCAATTTCTGGACATCACCGGCTTCACGCAACCCTTCAAGGCGAGCTACACGTTCGGCGCGGTGACCGAGATCGGCATCTTCACTCAGCCCCTGCCGGAGCGCTTCCTGCGCCTGGAAGGGGTGAACACCGCTGCCGGCAACGCCAAGGTGCTGATCGAGCTCTACCGCGTCGCCTTCGACCCGTTGAAGAAGTTCGACATCATCTCGAACGACCTCAACAAGTTCGAAATGGAAGGCTCGCTGCTAGCCGACTCGACGAAACCCTACGACGCGGTGCTTGGCCAGTTCGGCCGCATCGTGCAGATCTGATCATGGACGCGCAAACCTTCACGGCGCTGCCACCGGTACCCGAAACCGTGATCATCGGCGGCGAGACGCTCGACATCACGCCCCTCAAGGTGGGCGAGCTGCCGATCTTCGCCCGCACCGTGCGTCCCATTGCCGGGAAGCTCGGTCCCGATCCCGACTGGCTGCGCCTGCTGTCCGAGGACGGCGAGTCGGTGATCCTGGCGCTGGCCATTGCCTGCCGTCGTCCGCCGGAGTGGGTGTCGGGCCTGGCCCTGGACGATGCCATCCGGCTTGCCGAGGCGGTGTTCGGGGCGAACGCGGATTTTTTTATCCGCCGCGTGGTGCCGGAGATCACGCGGGTGAGCCAAACCCTCGGCACGCTGATCCCTGGTCAGATGCCATCCAGCGACTCATCCGATCCGGCCACCGTTACCCCGACGTCCTGACCTACACACTCGCGCAGCTGCGGGCGTTTCTCGCGGCCATCGACCGTGATGAACGTGACGATCTGGCGGCGCAGTTCGCCCTGCTGGTCACGGCGCAGCGCGGCGGTAGCGCCGAGATCAAGCGACTCCTGAAGGAACTCACCCGATGAAACTCTCGCTCACCACCTCGGGCCTGCTCGATCCGAAGCGGCTCGATAGTTGGGTGCCGGCGAAGCGCCGGGCGATCCGTAAGGCGGTCGAGGCCGGGATGAAGACCGCAGGCAAGGAGATCGCCCAGACAGCCCAGGCTCGAATGCAGTCAGTCTTCAAGGTGAGGAAGGCTGGCTTCGTGAAGTCGATGCGCCACAAGCTCTACGCTGGCAGTCCGGAGAAATTCCCGGCGCTACTCGTCGGGTCGAAGATCCCGTGGCTTGGCATCCACGTCCGGGGCGGCACCATCGGCGGGCGGATGCTGATTCCGCTCCTGCCCGAGCACCAGCGCATTGGCCGCAAGGCCTTCCGGCGCGTGGTCGACGGCCTGATGCGCGCCGGCAATGCCTTCTTCATTGAGAAAAACGGCAAGGTGATTCTGATGGCGGAAGCAATCAAGGAGAACGCTACCGAACTACGCCGCTTCAAGCGTGCCGAGCGCGGCCGCACCGGGGCGAAATCGATCAAGCGCGGCCAGGAGATTCCCATCGCCGTGCTGGTGCCGATCGTGACCCTGCGCGGCCGTTTCGACCTGCCCGGCCTCGTGCGCTCGCAAATGCCCAAGCTCTCCACCACCATCCTGCAACAACTGAACGCACAAGGCCTGTAATCCGTGGCATCCGACCGCGCCCAAATCCTCATCACTGCCGTCGACCAGACCCGGTCGGCGCTCGCCTCGGTGAAGGGCAATCTGGAAGGGCTCTCAAACGCCGCCAGCAAGGTCAACAGTGTGCTGGCGGGGCTCGGTGCAGCGCTTTCTCTCGGTGCCTTGGTGGCCGCCGGCAAGGCCGCGCTCGACACCGCCGACAATCTTTCCAAGCTCTCGCAGAAGACCGGCATCTCGGTCGAGTCGCTGTCGCTGCTGAAACCCATCGCCGAGCAGTCCGGCATTTCGCTGGAGGGACTGGCCAAGGGAATGCAGAAGCTCGCGACCGCAATGGTCGAGGCGGCGGGCGGATCGAAGGAACAGGTCGAGGCATTCAGCCGGCTGGGTGTCTCCGTCAAGGATGCCGCTGGGCAACTGCGCCCGACCGAGGAGGTGCTACTCGATCTGGCAGATGCCTTCGCCGCGATGCCCGATGGGGCCGAGAAATCGGCGCTGGCCGTGAAGCTCTTCGGCAAGAGCGGCGTCGAGCTGATCCCGTTCCTCAACCAGGGGCGCGCCGGCATCGAGCAGCTGAAGCAGAAGTTCAAGGAACTGGGCCTCGAGATCAGTGGCGACACCGCGAAGGCCGCCGAAAAGTTCAACGACACGCTCGACACGGTGAAGCAGGCGTTGTCCGGCATCGCCATGAAAGTGGCCGAAGCCGCACTGCCAGCCTTGCAGAAACTGGCTGACGGCTTGGTGGCACTGGCCTCCCACGGCGAAGAGATCATGGCCGTGCTGCGAGTACTCGGCGAGATCATCGTCGCTGTGCTGGCCGTCAAGGGCGTCGCGGCGGTTGCTGCGCTGGGTAGTGCCTTGGCGGTACTGAAGGCGGCCTTCATGCGCTTCCTGCCGGTGCTCGCCGCCGTCGCCATCTGGAAAATGGGGCGCGGCATCGTCAATATGGTGCAGGACATCCGCGAAACCAACCGCGCCATCGATGAGATGAATCGGCAGCGCGAGCAGTTGCAGCAACTGTCGGCGGCGATGGAGGAACTGGCCAACACCGGCACGCTCTCCGTCAAAACCCAGATGATGCTGGCGGCGCAGGCCGCTGAGCGACTCAAGGCGGCGTTGCCCGGCACGGCGGACGCCCTGCGCGCCATCCAGGGTGCGGCGACCCAGGCTGGCGAAGCGATCCGGCAGGCGCTCGACGCTGGAACCAAGAAGGCGGCCGAGACGGTCAAGCAGCTGTCGGCCAGTTACAAGCAGGTCGCCGCCGACATCAAGGCGATCTGGGATGCCCGTGTCGCCGAAATCGAATCGAACTACAAGCGGCAGGAAGCGGCGGCGCAGAATGCCGCGCGCTCCGAGTCTGCCGCCATCCGTGAGTCGGCCCAAGCGCTGCTCTCTGCTGAACGCGAGAAACTCGCGGCGGTGGAGGCCGGTGCTCGGCAGATGGAGTCGGCCTGGAAGGCGACCTATGGTCAGGCCGTGGCGCTCGCCCGGGCCGCAGGACAGGATGTGCAGGCCATCGAGCGGCAAGCGGTCGAGGCACGCATCGCCATCTACAGCCAACTGGAGTCGGCCTACCGCGCCACCGTCGACCGGTTGATCGCCGAGGAGCAGCGCCACCTGCAAGCGGCCAAGGCGGCCGACGAAGCCCGGCTCAACCTGCGCCTCTCGGTCGAGGATCGCATCCGCGAACTCTCCCGCAAGGGGATGGACGAGTACGCGGCCTATCAGGATCGGCTGCGCCAGATCGACGAGAAGCAGGCGCAGGCTCGCGCGGCACTCGCCGCCGGCAACTACGAGCAGGCGCGGAAACTCGCCGAGGAAGCTATCGCGCTGGCCGAGCGCACCGCCTCGGCGGTGACCCGACAGGTCGAGCAGAACGGCAAGACGGTGACCCAGACCGTGGTGTCGGAAGGTCAGGCGGCGGCCACCGCCATCGGCGAGATCAAGGAGGCAGCCGGCATCGCCGATGCGGCGCTCAAGGGACTGGGCGACGCGCACAAGCAGGCCGCCAGCGCCGCTGGCCAAGGTGCCGACGAAGCCAAGCGCGCACTGGCCTCCGTTTCGGATGAACTGGACAAACTGCGCCAAGCTTTGCTCACTCAGGACAAGCTCAAGCTCGACATCGACATCGAAGCTGCCAAGGCCGGCATCGAGAAACTCAAGGCGCTGACCGAGGCGCAGCAACTCGTCGCCAAAATTCAGGCCGACACCAAGGAGGCGCAAGCATCTCTGGAGAAACTCAAGTCCGACGCGGACAACCTGCAACTGCTCGCCAAGGTCGAGGCCGATACCACGCAGGTCATGGCCGACATCGACCGGCTCAAGGGGACACTGGCCAGCGCCAACGTGGAAATCCCGGCGCTGGTGTCCTTCGACCAGCCCCGGCAGCAGTTGGCGTCGTTTGCCCTGGATGCCAAGACCGTGCTCTCGGCACCGACCTCGGCCACCCACACCGTGCAGCCCGACCTGAATCAATACCGGGCTGCTGTATCGGAACTGCTACGGCCGACGTCGAGCACTCACACGATCTACGTCACCAAGGTCTACACCAATGCGCAAGGCGGCCTGATCCAGAAACTGGCCGAAGGCGGACAGGCGGTCGCCGAGGGATTTCGGCGGATGTCGGGACGCATTTTCGGGCCGGGCACCGAGACCTCGGATTCGGTACCAGCGCTGCTCTCTCACGGCGAGTTCGTCATCCGGGCAGCGAGCGTGCGCAAGTTCGGCGAGGCCTTCTTCGCGTCTCTCAATGCCGGCTTCCTGCCAGCGCTTCCTCGCTTCGCGGCCGGAGGGGCTGTGGGCAACACGGTGAGTCAGGTGGCGATGATGGCGGGCGACAACGGCACGCCGGCCCGGGACGTGGTCGACCTGCGCTTCCACGTCGGTGGCAAGCCGCACACGGTGCAGTCCTCGCGCGAAACGGCGATGCAACTGGCGCAGGCGTTGCGCGAACTGTCGCGGGGGGCGTAATGAAGGAACCGTCGCCAACCCCTCTGCCGGACGTTACACCGCCACAGGGCGGCCCGGTCAAGGCCAACCTCAAGCAGGCGGTGCCCATCGATTTCTTCGCCTGCACCTGGGAGAGTGCGCAGGACGAGGTGCGCCAGCAGCGTGACTGCGACTGGTGGATCTACGACTGGCCGGGCGTCGATTTCTACTGGCTGTTCGGTAACAGCTACTGGTGGATTCAGCCGCAGCCGGATCACAGTCCGCTGGCGCGCCGCTACTACGACCAGGTGATCAGCGAGCTCAACAACGCCACGAGTCAGGCGTACAGCCAGTGCGAAAGCCGCCACTACGCCTCGCAGTCCGAGCCGGAGCCCGGCTTGCGTCTCACCGTTTCCAGCCGCCTTGACCGGGGTGGGGTGACGCGCGGTAGCGGCACCGAGTCCAGCGGAATCGAGGCGCGGCTGTCCGTGCCCTTTGCGGGCGGTACAACTCCGCCGCCGCCTACGCCCTGTCCGATGCTGCGGCGCGAGCTCTTTGCCAAGCCGGTCGACTTCAACTACGTGCTGCACGGGCCGGGAGGCGGCAACTTCCGCTGGGAGTGGCGCGATCAGCAGGCCGTGACGCCTGACCCGTATTTCGAGCTCTACGGCCGCACCCTGAAGTTCTCCGGCAGCAGTGGATCGCAGTTCCTCGGCAGCCTGCATCTCATCATCGACCGGGTCGCCGACCTGTGGGTACGCTTCGAGTCCAGGCCGATTCCGGCTGCCGTCGCGGATCGCGTCGATCCGGCGCAGGCTCTGTCCTATCAGGTCAGCACTGGTGTCGGTTACTTCGGCATCGCCGCCGTGATCGAGGTGACCCATCTGGAGTCAGGGCAGATCTGGTACCAGAGCGTGCACGGCTCGAACTACTCGCCCGGCCAGATGACCACCTACAGCTGGTGGCCGAGTGGCTGGGAACAGATGTCGATGGACGCCAACGGCATCATCCGGCACTACAACGTCGACTGGTTCTACTGGTTCAACACCATCGACCCGGCGAGCATCGGCCTGCCCACGACCGGCACCTACCGGATGCGCTACATCCTGCTGGCCTATGGCTACCAGACCTACAGCCGTTCAGTGAGCAGCACTGCGCTTGGCCTCTCCGGCGACACGCGGATGTCGTGGAAGTCGATCTGGCTCTCGCACATGCCGTCGCTGATCAGCTACACGCCGGGGATGACCGACGGGATCATCCCGCCGTTCGAGGTGACGTACACGAGGAGCCCGGTGCTCTATCCGTGGCCGGCAAACGGAACCGGCATCCTGTTCGATGCCGTGTTCGACATGAAGAACATTACCACCTTCCGCTTCGTGATCAAGGTGGGCAACGCCTTCGATTTCGCCGTCGGATTGGTGGTTCAAGCATCGGGCTGGCAGGCCTGGGTGCATCTGGAACCCGGCGAGACGAAATACCTGGCCGGCGGCGTCTCGATTTCCGGGATGGCCAACTGGAATGCCTACCCGCTGCATCCGCAATCGCCGAATTACGGCTGGCAGGGCAACTGGGGCAGCAGCTACATCTCGATGTACAACGGACAGTGCTCGATCTCGTTCAGCCTGTTCCTGACCGCACCGGACAATCCGGAAACGACGCCGGCCAATATGCCCGCGAAGAAGGCCACGCAGCGCTGGTATTGGGATCTGGCGAGCTTTGGCCCGCAGTACGAACCCGAGTGGGGCGCAATCAAGAAATACGCTCCTGACGGGCGCTACGACTATGAGTACGTTCTTCAGCAATACAACCTGAATGCGGTGGCGATCACGAGCATCAACCGCTCGATCACCAAACCCAGCTACCAGCCGCTGATCAATCCGGCGACCTACTTCGTGACCGGCTACCAGACGACGCCGTATGACTGGAGCAGTCCGTGGCACAAACGCCCGTGGCCCGGCTACTCGGGATGGGGAAGCCTGAGTGCGCCGATCATGATCAACGGTGAACAGCGAACATGGAACGGCTCGCAGTACGTCTGGGTACCGGTGGAGGCGGTGTCGATTTCGCTCACCCGCGCGATGATGCAGCAGGTGGCGGCAATGCTCGGTGTCGTCGAGTACGTGGTGATGGATGGCGACGACATTCGCTGGTTCGTGCCGGTCACCTACAGCCCGCCGACCTATCCCGAGTCGTTCTCGAACGTTTTGTGGATCGACCGCTTCTACACGCGGGCTGGGGCGCTGATCGACGACGCGGCGATGCGATCTGCCTTCCAAACGGTGATCGCCAACAACGCCGCCAGTTGGTCGAACTACCGGAACATCGTTATCCATCCTTCGGTGCGCTTCGGCAGTTTCCTCGACAACGGCGGCTTCGAGGTGGGCGACTACCTGCTCGGCCCGAATGGCGACATGGTCGAGGTCGGCAGCCTCGCCGATCTCGGCTCGGTCAGCACGCGTTTCCTGTACCACATCCGACCCGAGTTCCAGTAGGAGACCAACGTGATCATCTTGGACGGCATTCAACTGCCGGCGGGCCTCCTTTGGTCCGACGAATGGACTGCAAGCCGCGTCGCCCAGTCTGTGCGCCGCACGCTCGACGGATCGGTGGTGGTGTTCTACGGCCAGTTGCAGGCCGGGCTGCCCATCACCCTGGAGTCGGAATCCGACGCTGGCTGGTTCACGCGCGCCCAGATCGAGGCATTGGCGCTGCGGGCGGCAAGCCCCGGTGGCGTCTACACGCTGACCCTGCGCGGCGAGTCGCGGCAGGTGATGTTCCGCCATCAGGACGCGCCCGCCTTTGAGGCCCGGCCCCTGGTGCCGGTGGCCAATCCACAAGCCGGCGACTTCTATCTCGCCACCCTGAAGCTCATGACCGTTTGAGAGGAAAACATGCCCATTCTCGATAATGAAATCATCTGGCGGCCCGCCGCCCTGATGTCCGACATCACGCCTGCCCAGAACGGCGGGCGGATGGCTTTCTCGCAACTGGTGTCCGGGGTGAAGAACAATCTCTTCCCCGACGTGTCGCAGTCCGAGCGACTGGCCGGCGCGGTGAAGTGGCGCAAGGCGTTCATTCACGTCAACAGCGCGCAGGACACGGCGCTCCTGAACGTGCGCCTGTTCCTCGACAGCCTGACCCCTGCCGGCGACTTCGTGGTGTTCCAGCCGGGCACGCAAACCGACACCGAAGATCAGATCGCCGGTCGGCCCTACGGCATCGGCACGCTGTTCGCGCCGGTAGTCGGCGGGGCCACCCAGTTGCAGGTCGTCTGCGAGCGCAATGCCGAGTACACCACCCTACAACCGTTCCGCGTGGGCGACCGGCTGCGCGTCTCGGATAGACCGAGCACCGGCGGTTCCGGTAACGAGGAGTGGGTGACGGTCAGCGGCGTGAGCTACGGCACCGATTTCGCCACGGTGGATGTCTCGCCCACGCTTGTGAATAGCTACGCCACGTCGAACACGTTGGTGTCCAGCGTCCTCGAACTGCCCAACGCGGTGGCTGGCGTCACTGGGGTGTCGGTCACCAGCGGTGGTGGCAACTTCGATTCCGCCACCGTCGGCAACCTCGTCGCCCACAACAAGGGGGCGGTGGAGGAAAACTGGACGCTGACCTTCACGAGCGCCACCACCTTCATGGTGTCCGGGAACACGGTCGGCACCCTGGCCAGCCCGGGATCGGTCAGCGCCGACTACGCACCCCTGAATCCGGCGACCGGTACGCCGTACTTCACCATCAAGGCCATCGCTTGGGGCGGCACGTTCCAGACGAACGATACGGTGGGCTTTGCGACCCAGCCTGCCGCGATCCCGATCTGGTATCGCCGCCAGGTACCGGCTGGCACCTTCAGCCTGGCGAACGACTACACGTCGCTGGCCATTCACGGGGAGAGTGCGTGATGCCCCGTGTCGGTTTCAAGAAGACGTTTCCTGCCGGTACCTTCGACAAGGCCGCCGTGCAGGCTCTGTTCGGCCATCTCAAGACCTTCGTGGCGAGCGCCGGATTCAACGTGCTGCTCGACACCGCCGACGGCATCGACTTTATCCGGATGGGTTCAGCGGTAGGCACCGCCGACGATGACGTTCCTCACTGGGCGTTCAGCTTCCAGGATCAAGACCCCTACGGGGCGATCTTCGCGTACCCGGTCTACGGCAACGACTATCTCGATGCCAATGCCTACGCTCACAGCTACACCATCGTGCATTCCGGGTGGGTGGGCAATCCATCGCCTGAGATCACGGTCTGGTTCGCCGCCGACGGCGCAGCAGGGTGGTGGTGGATGCACTGCACCGCCGTTGATGGTGAGAGCACGACTGGTGTCACGATGCGTTTCGCTTCTGCCGGCACGACATCGCGGCGCTATCCCTCCGACACCCACCAGGGGCTGTGCGCCCGTTACGGCATCTGGGATCCATGGGGCGATTGGGAGCCCGCCTATTCAAGGGATGAAGATGGTGTCATCGAGATTTACCCTTGGACGGGCACCTGGTCGCCCTTCGGCGAGGGATGGAGTTTCAATGGCAAGCGCCACGCCGGATCACCTCTGCCCAAGATGGCCGTGCCGCAGTTCCCCAACCGGGACGGTGGCATCAGCGCTTGCATCCTCGGCGAGTTCAACGAGATTCTGATCCTCACCGACGGTTACGCGCAGGAGGAGGTCGTGGTGCCGGGCTGGATCGCGATGATCGGCGACGAGTGGGATCAGCCCTACGCCGTGCCAGCCCCGCCCCAGTTTGACGATCCGGATGCCGAGCCGCTATGACCCTCGGCATCTCGCTCGCCCTCACGCTAGGGGCGGGGCTCTACGCGGACTCTGGCCCGACCGTTCTCAAGCGCCGCTTCGAGGCTGCCTGGGGCAAGACGGAAGTTTTCGTGGCCAACGCCACGCCCTGGGATATGACCCGCCTGCGCGCGTGGCAGCACGCGGAAAGCTGGTCAATCCGCTTCGCGCAGAATCTTCAGTCACCCTATGGACTGCGGCTGGAGAGCGGAAGTCGGTATCCCTACGGGGACATGCGCCAGCACCGCCGAAGCATTTCTGCGGTCTGGGGTGATGTACATCAGACCAAGGCTCGCCACGTCATCCCGTACACCGATCTTGGCGCTTGCCGGAAATCGATGCGGATTGCGTACTGGCTCACCCAGCAGGTCGCGGCCAGGATGGTGCTCGGCTACGACGTGACCGACGTCGACCCGGTCGCCAAGCGGCTGACCGCATCCTGGTCGATCCTCGACGACGCCCGGCTACAGGCGGTGGTGAACAGCCCGGAGCTTGTCTGGCACGGCCAGCGGATTCGCATCGTCGAGGCGACGCTCTCCTGCGACGAGGAGAGTCCGGTCTGGATCGCGCGGGTCGAGATCGCGGCCATCGCCGACTTCGCCGCCATCGGCATTGGCGACACGATCACGCTCGCACTCGGCCTGGAAACCTTCGTGCTGGTGGTCGACGGCAAGACCCTGTCGCGCACCTCGGTCGCTGAACAGCGGATGGAACTGACGGCGGTCTCGCCCGTGGCGCTGCTGGATGCACCCTTCGCCGGCACGATCCGCTACTACGAGGCCGGAGCCATTGCTGCCCACGAGGCGGTGGAATTCCTGATCGGCCCGGTTGACTGGAGTCTCCCCGAGTGGGTCATCCCAGCAGGCCGGCTGATGCTGGAAGGGGCGACACCGCTGGCGGCTGCCCGCAACATCGTGGCGGCTATCGGCGGCATCGTCGAGAGCAACCCGGATGGATCGGTGATCTGCCGCCGCCGGCACCCGGTGAGCATCCCGCAGTATGGCGCGGCCGCTGTCGCCCACAGCCTGTTCGACGCCGACGTGATGTCGGCGCAGGCGCAGATTGCGCCGATGCGCGGCTACAACCGGGTGACCCTGGCCAACGACGAGGGCGGCGTGAGTATGTCCACTGACCGCATCGAGTATGTGGCCGATATCGACGACGCCTACCGGGGAACGGTACGCGCCTATCTCGCCAGCGCCCGCACCTTGGTGCTGGCTCATACCGGGCACCCGGCCACGGTCATTGCCACGCTGGGCGAGACAACGCGCACAGAAATCGAAACGGTCGAGTTCGTCGAAGGGCGGGCAAGCACCCGCTACCCGGTGACCGCCATCGTCGATCTGGCCTGGCAGCACACCGGTCTGGGTGATGTAACCGCCGCAGGCCAGACCCTCACGGCGGCGACCAGCGGTTACAGCCTGCTTCGAATCACCTACACCACCACGTCGCTCGACTGGCGCGTGGCGCTTCCCGTCGATGAGGAAGTGCAGTTCGTGCTGGTCGATGCTTGAGGACACATCATGGCCAATGCCACCATTCGCGTTCAATTCGGCAACCCGGACGGATCGGGTTCCGACGGTCACCTCTCGGCCGAGGTCGACACCCGGCCCGATGGCCTGAACGGCGGCCGCAGTTCCTTCAGTCCGGGCGAAACTGCCTACATCCTCGTCTACAAGTCCGACAACGTCAGCATCACCGACACCATCTGCTCGGCGGGGTCGCTGTCTGCCCAGGGCAGCACGGTGGTCACGGTGACAGAGGAGCTGATGTTCGAGGATGCCGATACTGCCACGTTGGGCAAGCCGGCTCGATCCAGCCTCTCGCAATCGGTCTGGTATGGACGCAGCCTCGGTGGCCTCACCCTGCAATTCGACAAGGTCACGGTGAAGGCATCAAGCAAGGGCGTGGCGGTGGCCAAGGTCACCTACGACGCGCTGGCCCTGGTCTATGCCCTGTCGTCGCCCAGCACGCTCAACGGCGAGACGGACTTCTCGATCCTGGCGCTCATCAAGGGGACGGCATCGTGATCATCGAGGTCTACCGGGGTGACGGTGCGCGCGAGGGATCACCCATCGTCGAGCCGCTGCTCGCCGCCGACGCGCTGATCCACCGGGGTGTGGCCGAGATGGATGCCAATGCCCACGCATTCAACCGAGTCGAGATGGCAGTGGTCTTCCGGCCGGGTTTTCGCCTCGGGCAGATCGTCGAGGCGACCGACCCGTCCACAGCGAGCCCCTACCGCGCCAAGGTGACGGGCATCCAGATCACGGTGTCGGAGGCCGCCATCGAAACCCAACTCACCCTGGAGCAGCCGCGATGAGCTTCGCATTGAAGGAACTCTCCCGTCTGTTGGCCACGGACACGCTGGTGGTGGGCGCGGTGGTCGGCATCGACGGGGCCGTGGTGCGCGTGGCGACCGAACGGGGTGCGGTCACCGCCAGGACGCTCGATGTCGTGGCGGTTGGCGACCGGGTGCAGATCAAGAACGGCATCGCTACCAAGTCACCGGTGGCGCGGCAGGTATTTCCCGTCTGACGACAACAGGAGAAACAGAGAATGAACCAACCGACGACATTTCTGGAGCGGGTACGGCCCGCCATCGATGCGCTGCCCGATGGGGCCGACAAGGACACGCTGCTGGCGCTGGCAGAAGCGCAGGACACCATTGAGCGCGGTGACGTGCATCCGAAGCAGCGCGCGCTGGCCATGCGCCGGCTGGTGGGCGGCGCTGCCGTCCTGGCCAGCAGAAAGGCCGGGCATCCGCAGGCCAAGGCTCACGGCAAGAAGCCGTAGCGCCACAACTACTTTCGTACCCGCGAACCCGCCCACGAGGCGGGTTTCGCATTTCTGGAGGATGAAAACATGGATGCAATCCAGGTGGAGCGGCGAAAGATGGTGACGCTGCCGCAGGAGGAATTCGAGGCGATTCTGGAGCGTGCCGCCGAGCGCGGTGCCCGCCACGCATTGGCCGACGTCGGTCTCGATGGGCCGGAGGCTGCGCACGACATCCGAGAGCTGCGCGGCCTGCTCGACGCCTTCAACGAGGCCAAGAAAACCGCCGGCCTGACCATCGTGAAGATGTTGGTCACTGGCTTGGTGATGGCACTGATGGCTGGTGCGTTCGTGAAACTCAAGCTGTTCGGAGGTGGGCAATGATCGAGACCCTACTTGGCGGCCTTCTCGGTGGGGCCTTCCGACTTGCCCCGGAAATTCTCAAGTGGCTCGACCGCAAGAGCGAGCGCGGCCACGAACTGGCTATGCAGGACAAGGCGCTGGAATTCGAGAAACTGCGTGGCGCTCAACGGTTGGGCGAGATTGGGGCCGCTGCTGATGCGGCCTGGAATACCGGCGCGATAGATGCCTTGCGTGAGGCAGTTGCGGCACAGGGGCAACGATCCGGTGTGCGCTGGGCCGATGCGTTGTCGATCAGCGTGCGACCGGTGATCACGTACTGGTTCATGGCCCTTTACTGCGCGGCCAAAACGGCGGCGTTTGCGGCTGCAGTCACCGCCGGTGCCGGTTGGGGCACGGCGATCCTGCACGCATGGACGGAGGCCGATCAGGCGCTGTGGGCCGGGGTGCTGAACTTCTGGTTCTTGGGCCGAGTGTTCGACCGGGTGCGGCCGTGATCGAGGTTCCGAAGGCGGCCATCGATCTGGCGAAGCGCTTCGAAGGGTTCGAGCGCAAGGTGAAGCGTGGCGTTGAAATTACCGCCGTTCCCTACGTTTGCCCAGCAGGGTTCTGGACAATTGGCTACGGCCACCTGTGCGACCCGAAGCATCCGCCGATCACCGAAGAGGAAGCCGAGAACTGTTTGGCGCGTGATCTACAGACGGCACTGGCGGCGAACCTGCGCTACTGCCCGGTTCTGGCCGCTGAACCGGAGGAGCGGCTCGCAGCCATCGTGGACTTCACGTTCAACCTCGGCGCGGGCCGGTTACAGACCTCGACGCTTCGGCGGCGGATCAACCAGCGAGACTGGCATGCAGCGGGGCAGGAACTGCGGCGCTGGGTCTATGGGGGCGGCAAGGTGCTGCCAGGGCTTGTAGCCCGGCGGGAGGCGGAGGCCGCCTTGCTTCTCGGGTGAGACAGACCCTAAGCAACCCAACCTCAGCCGAGGTGACGATTGAATACCTGGTATTCGGTCAAATCAGCCGCCGGATTTATCTCCAGCGCGCGGGCACGAAGCTCCCGGTGGTCTCTGTAGGCCCCGCGTCGCTCCCACGTTTGACCATTTTGCTCGATGCCTCGAATCAGCTCGATGCAGTCGTCCAGATCAAATTTCGGAAGCAAAGGCCGGATTGCCTCATTGAAGCGTTTGTCCGCGCCATCGTAGCTGGAGCTTGCCACGTAGTACGCGCTTGCAAGACGCACTACGGTTTTCTCCCATTCCGGAGAGTCCGATATTTCCCGCAAAGCATCCCAGGTTTCGCGCCCGACCTCCGGAGACGCATCGCCAACAATCCACGCACGCAGGCTTTCGGCGTGCTCCGGCAAGGACGCTGCCGTGAACCACGCCAAGCATCGGGACGACACGTCGTTGTCGACGATGTGCTGAATCGCGGTTTTGGCGTGATCTGCCAGCAGCCCGTAGATCGGACCCGAACGCGATAGAAAATGGATCAGGCAGACCAGCGCCGTGCCACCCGTAGCTATCGTGCTGAAGTAATCCTTGTCGGCATCGATCTGCGCCCGAAACTGGCCGGGGTTGCGGCTATAGAGCAGGGTCAGCGCGCTGTAGTTGATGGCGCGGTTCTTCTCGCATTTTTCGTCGGTCAGCCGGAATACGAATTTCCAGAGGGCTTTGAATACAGCCCTTTCGACCTCCGGATTGAAGCGCGAGAAATACTTGCTCTCCAAGTACGCCTTCAATTTCTTGTCATCGATCAGGATGCCAGATGCCTGTTCAAGGTCTTCGACCAGATCACCCACAATCTGCTTCGACAAGATCGGAGCCTTCGTGAGCAGACCGTCGAGTGCGTTGCGAATCAGCGCGCGGGCCGTGTCACGGTTCGGGCGATGCAACTGAAAATTTGCGTTGACCACCGGGTGCGCCGCAAGATGGCGCTGCCGTTGCAGATGGAGCAGATTCTCACGTTCGGCGATGTCCAGTAACTGAGTCTGCTCGGCCACCGACTCCACTAGCTTCGTTTCCCACACCGGTGACCGCTCGTTATCCTGCTGCATCTGTCCGATTTCGGCCAGAATGCTCTTGGCCTTGCCATCCCCGTAGAGATCAACCAAGTGCTGGAGCTTGAACAGCAGGTCGCAGACCACGACCGACCAGAGCATTACGACCGCTGACCGATGGTTGCCTGCCGAGTAGCAGCTCAACACCTCGGAAAAATATTCCTTGCTGCGCGCGTCGAAAATCTGCGTCGCGCGCTGCTCGATGGAGTATTCGTCCAACATCACGCCCCCTGGTTCATGATCTCAACGTATCCAATCAGCTCCGCCGAATAGCTGCCATCCCCATTCGCTGCGCCCTTGTGCTTCAGTTCCCGCTGCAGTGTCGGCTCAACCACATGCGTGAATAGTTCCTGCCGCTGCTCTGGCGCAAACCTCGGTGACGCTACTGGTGCCTGCAGGTATTGCTCAGCCTGCCGCTCGACCGCCGGAACCCGTGTGCCATCCTGCTTGACGGCAATGGGTTGAACTACGACACGGCGTTCGCCGTTGCCAGCAGACGCCTCAACCATCCAGAGAGAAAGTAGAACTGGCGCGTCTACGTCCCCTGAAACCGCAATGCCAATATCCTCGGGCGGAACGCTGCGCCAGCGACCAAGTTCTTCCTGTACCAGCGGATGATCCAGGCCCATCAATTCCACGTTTTCGCTGCTTGTAGCGGTATCACGGTTCAAAGTAAATCGTGCCCGACGTGCGCCATCAACAGTCACGAGGTCGTAGGTCTCGTCGTCGATCTTGACCAAGCGCTGCTGACGATCCGCAACCGCTGCCGACAGGAAACGCACCAGCCGATCCAGGCTGGACGACACGTCGGAGAACGGCTTGTAGTCATCGAGGCTGAAGCCATCGAGATCTTGGAACAGATCAAACACCACCTGCCGCGCTTCGCGTGAATTCGAGAGCGCCGCTTCCAACTCCACCTGTGTGCGTTTCAATTCAGGGTCGGACAACGCCTCCTGGTACAGGCGGTCGTAATTGAGACGCTCGGATAGCTGGCCAAGAATCTGCGCGCGCAGGTCTTCGGCCACGTTGCCTTGATCGTCAACCTTGCCGACCGTCTTGGCAATTTCCGTCAGCTTCTCGTCGAGCATCAGGAAAATTCGCCCTTCGATGGTGTCGGACAGTACGAGGTTGTAGACCTGCGCCGTGTGATTCTGTCCATAGCGGTGGATACGCCCGATACGCTGTTCGACATCCATCGGATTCCACGGTAAATCGAAATTGAACAGGATGCGCGCGAACTGCAGGTTCAAGCCTTCGCGGCCAGCCGCTGTACACACCAGAACACGCGGCCCGTCTTTCAAGCGGAATTTCCGCTCTGCCGCCAGCTTGGCACCGTGGTCGCCGCCACGCAGCACCACCACACCCTGGCCGGGGTAGGCCTGCTCAATCTCGCGGGCAATCAGATCGACAGTGCCGAGGTAGGTGGCGAAGATGACGATCTTCTCGCTTGCATTCTGCCGCCACAAATAGCCCAGGCCATCGAGCAGCTTCTGCGCCTTGGTTTCCCGCTGTTGCGGGAAGACCTTGAGCAGATCGCCAATGCGCAGGCGCTCCTCGGGCAGATGGAGCTCCACGACAGCCGACGCAGCCTCCTCGGCGTGCGTTGCGGAATATTCGCTGCCGTAAGGATCGGAAGCCATTTCCAGCGCCTCCTCATCCAGCTTTTTGACCAAGCGGTACTTGAGGTCGGCGAGCACACGATCTACTTCGCTGCGCCCGATGCTATCGCGTGCGAGTTTGAACTCCTCGTGGATCAGCTCCCGAGCCTCGTCTGTCAGCCGCTCGCGTCCCTCGATGTCGAGGTCTTTGTCCCGCAGGAAAGCCTCGTGCAGCGTCAGCATCAGCAGTCGGCGTTTCATGGTTCGCCGCACGGCAGCGAAGCTCGACGCGGCAATCTTCTGGAAGATCGCCATCAGGAATCCGAGGGCTCGCCCCTGGCCACCCTGGCGACGTGCCAGATCGAAGCCATCCTCCAGATACTCGCGCAGCTTCTCGTAGAACAGCCGCTCATCCTGATTCATCAGGAAAGACTCGGTATGCACCCAGCGCCGCGCAAAAAGCGGCGAACCATCAGGCTGGCAGGCATCGGCCTTGGTGCGGCGGAACATCACCGTATTGAGCCGGTGGCGGTTCTCCAGCATCTCTTCGGGGCTGCCAAACAGCGTGGGGTTCAAAAGCTGCGCCAGCATCCAGAACTGGAAGTGGTTGCCCTGGTGCGGCGTGGCCGACAGCAGCATCAGGTCACGCGAGTGATCCTTCAACGCCTCGGCCAGCTTGTAGTTCTCGGTCTTTCTGACCTTGCCGCCGGTGCGGTAGGCGGTCAGATGGTGGGCTTCGTCGAACACCACCAGATCCCAACGCGGCGCATTGAGCAGGCGCTTGATACGTGCTGGGCGCTTCAGTGTGTCGATGCTGGCGATCAACCGGTCGTGCTTGGCGAAAGCGTTGGTCTTGCGGTCGGTGATGTCACCCTCGGAGCCGAACACTTCGAAATCGAGATTGAACACCTCGTTCAGCTCGCGGTGCCAGTTGTTCACCAGCCCGGCAGGCACCACCATCAGCGCGCGGTTCAGCTCGCCCCGGCTGGCCAGCTCACGCAAGATCAGCGCGGTTTCGATGGTCTTGCCCAAGCCCACCTCGTCGGCAATCAGATAGCGCCGGGGAGATGCGGTGGCAATGCGGTGCGTCAGCACCACCTGATGTGGCAGCAGGTCGATTTTGGCCGAGGTCAACGCCGATGCGCTTTCCATGACGGGCAGCGCGTGCGCCTCGTAGGACAACCACGCTTTGCGCGACCGATCTGCGCCGCCATCGACGGAACGCAGGATGCGCTCGGTGCGCGAGAGCTGGCGGCGCACAGCGCCAACCGGCACACGGCGCTCGCCCACACCGAAGAAGGCGCGCAAGTAGCCATCGCGCGCTGGGTCAAGAACGACACCTTGGCCGAATTCGTGGTGGGTGATCCGTTCGCCGGGTTGGAACTGAGCCTCTGCTTCCAC